TGAAAGTCAGGGCTTTGGGATTTTTTTAAGAATCAGGGAGTTTTGACACACCCTCCTTTTGCGTGAAAGCGTCGGTCTGCTGTGCCATTTGGGTAATGGACTGAGAAAAATTCCCGTTTATGTTAAAATTGTAATTAAAAACTTGCATAGTTCAATTTATTTTGTTATATTTGCAGCCGTGTTAAATATAACGGCAAAATTATGATAGAGACGGTATTTTTATTTTTGGCTAAGGTGGTAACGGTGCTCGTTGGCGTCGGTCTCCTTGTCATGCCGTTCTATCTGCTCGCCACTTTCTGTCATGCCATTTACATGGATTTGCGCTCGCCGAACAAAGCGGACAAAACGCGCGCTAACACCTCAGCTTGATTTTTCAGCCTTATTTCTTCCAGCCACAAAGCCTCGGCGTACCATTGCGCGAAGTCGTCGTCGCTGCCCGCCGTCGGGTCGATGTGCAAGTTGGAACGAATGAGCGCACAGGCTTTCACGAACCCGTCCTTGTCTTCCTCTCCGTCTTCCACGTCCACCCGAAGCAGGTGCGACGTTATGCGTTTTTTAGGCTGGCGGACGCGCCGAGCATGATGTTGTTTAGCTGTGCCATTGTCGGTACGAACAAAACAGGGTCGGTGCGCATAAACTCGCTGCCGCCGAGCCAGCAGCCGTCGAACAAGATGCCGCCCGCCTTTACTTCGTCGGTCTTCGCCACCTTGGTGCTGGCCGCCATGGTCTCCATGCTTGGACGCTTGAAATAGCCGACGTGCTTTTCGTCGCCGTCTTCCACCTCGATGCGGGCGACCTTGCGGTGCTGCCCTTTCCATATTTTCACCTGCTCAGCGGTAACACCGCCGTCATATACTTTTTGTTCCTGTATCTTTGCCATAGCCTAAATACTATTTAAATACCTGTTTATTGTTGTTTAAATGTTTATTTGTTGTGCCACTCTATATGCGACATGATGAGGTCGAGGTCGATTTCCTGCTTGGTGTCTCCCTCTTTCCAGCTGCGCGAGTTCTTCGAGAAAAGGCAGTTGCGTAGCTTGTCGGTCACGATCATGCCGTTTGCGGGCAAGTAGCTCACGGTGATGTTAAAAGGCGCGATGTCCTGCAAGCGTCCGCTTGGTGCCTGCCGCTGTATGGAAACGACCTCCTCCTGCAAAAGGGTAATTTTGCCTTTGCACGTGATGCGCCCCTTTCCGTAGCCGACGGGGTAACGGCCTGCGCCGTACACGGCGTTCACTTCTTGGTCGTCCTCATATTCCACGCCAGTGATGCCAGTCACGGGCACGCCCGCGAGGGAAACAACGATGTCCGCCCAGCCCACGACCTCACCGTTCACGTAAGGCACGCCGTTCTTAATCTGTATTTTCATTCTGCTGTTACTCTAAGGATTTGACAAAACCGATTTTAACCTTGAACTTTCTAACCACGCCCACGGGCACGTTCTTGATTACCACCTCGATGGTGCTTGTGCTGAGCACGTCCTGCTCGGGGTCTATCTCCGCCTTGTAGCCGCTCAGCTCTCCCGCCTTTTCCATTTCCTCCAGCGGTATGTTTGCCGTCGTTTCGAGGTGGCTTACGGTGTAGGATTGCAGCTTGCCCGTGTCGGGGTCTATATAGACGTTTCCGCCCAGCTCAGGCGTGAGGTAGGTGCGTATTCCGCGGACGGCCTTGTCCATGGTTCGCACGCTCTCTATGGCGGCGTAGTCGCTGGTCGCGCTGTCCATGGTGTGGCTGTCGTTCCAGTAGCTGCCAGCCACGCCCACCACGGTGTTGAGGAACAGGTAACGGGCTTTGTCGAGCTTTTCCAGCTCCGCCTTGTCTATGTTCCTGATGAGCTTGCCGTCGCCCAGAGCTGGCACACTGATGCCAGACGGGAAGTTCTTTACCCACGCGATGCACTCATGCACAGCCGCCTTTGAGAGCGTGCCGAGTGCCACGCCGATGGCCGACACGGAGGCCTTGGTGCCGTTTCCTTTGTCCGCGTAGAGTTCCGCGCCCGTTCCGCTGCCAGCCTGTGCGATAACCACGCTTACGCGCTCAGAGCTTGCGGCGAGGTCGGTTGGAAGCGACTTGTAGCTTTTCACCTTTGGCGCGTAGAGCACCGAGAGAGGCGCGTTCTGCTTGTCGAGAGCGTCGGCGGCTGCCTCCAGCTTGGCGATGTTGTCGGCGGTCACTTCCGTGTCGCCGTTCCAGATGGCCATTTGCCTGATGGCACCCTCCGCGTAGTTCTGCACGGTCGCCACCTCAGCGAAGGTCATTTGCTCAGGCTTCGAGAAAAGACCCACAAAGAGGCTTATGCCGTCGTTGATGCGGAATATCTCCTCAAGCTGGTAATGCAGCATCTTGACGCTCCATTTGTCCGAGTCGGCCGTGATGCCCAGCTCTTCGGCCTTGTCGATGGTGCTTACGGCCTGCACTTGGCCGTTTGCGAAGGCGGCGGGTATGTCGCCCTGCAAAAGGTAGGCGATGAAGCCGCTCACGTGGTCTTGGCCGTCCAGCGACTTGGCCACGTTGCCATTCTGGCGCACGATTGTTAAACTTGTTGCCATTGTATTATTTTTTTGTTTTTACGTTTGTACTTGATGAAGCCCCAGACCAGCAGGACGCACAGTAGCCCGCAGAGCCATGAATTGAAAATCGTGTGTGCGGGCTGTGTTGTCTTTTCCTTTGTCTTGCTGTTCGTGTCTGCCAGTCTCTTGCCTTTGTCCTGCGTCTGCCTCTGCACGTTGGTGGCGGCCTGCTCGCTGCTTCGCTGTGCGGTGCTGTCCTTGCTCTGCACGCTCTTGCGGTGCTTCACGGCTGCCTTCACTGGTGGCAGACCCGTCGAACTGTCGGCGGGCTGTGTGGTGTCGAAGATGATAACGTCCGTTTCGCTCTGGCTGTTCTGCTCATGCAGGTGGGTGAGCGTCTTGCCTATCTCCACCCTCACCATGCTGTCGAGCCTTTGCTGGTAGTCGTTATTTTCCTGCGTCGTCGTTGTCTGCTCCGTTGTCGCGGTCTTCGAGCTTTTGCAGCTGGCGAGACACAGGGCAATTGTCAGCGTGAGCGCAGGAAGGTATTTTCTCCACTGCTTTTCTGAATTTATCCACGTCACGGCGTAAACTGTTTATTTCCTTTTTAAGCGGCGTTACAATACCCTCGACCAAGATGTCGTTTGCCTTGCGCACGTTCTCCAGTTCACTGTCTTTCACGCCAGCGAGTTTTTTCTGTACCTCCGCCCGCAGGCTGTCGATTTCCGTCTTGTACTTCTGGCTTTGCAGCTTCGCGCCGAGCCACGCGCCCAGCGGTGCGCTAATTGTCGCCGTCAGTGAAGACACGATGAGGGTTATTATTTCGCTGCTCATTCATTTTAATTATTGTTTGATACCTATGCTTTCAAGCCACGCGGGTACGTCGAACGACGGGCACGCCTTGGCCTTGTTTAGTTGGTGATGGCCGACGATCATTGCTTGCGGGTGTCGCTCGTGGAAGTCCAGCACGTATTTTCTGAGGGCTTCTTTCTGCGCCGCCGTGCGGGTGTCCTGCGGGGTCTTGCCGTCGGCTGCCAAGCCTCCGGCATAGACGACGTGTCGGCTTACGCTGTTGAAGCCTGCCGCCCCGTTGGTTATCTCCCAGCTGTCCACGTTGTCGTCTTCGTTGTTCCTCACCAGCCGCTCCACACTGCCGTCCAAGTGGAAAAGGTCGGTATATCCCACCTGCTTCCACCCGCGACCCACAGGCGGCGGCGAGGTATGCCAGCGGCGTATTTCCGCCGCCGTCACCTCACGGCCTGCCTTTGTGGCTGTGCAGTGAATGACCAAATATTTTAGCTTTGCCATTCTTTAGCGGGTTATATTGTTAAGATGCCTTTGCGCTCACGATGGCTGCGCGTGTGCAGTTGTCCTTGAGCGGTAGGGCTAAGTTCCATTTGCGGAAGTTCACGAGGTTGCGGTGGTAGAGCGGATCGGTCACAGCGTCCTGATGGTAGAACTGCACCGAGCCGTTCGCTTTCATCATGCTGCCCACATGGAAAGCGACCGATGCCTGTGCGTCCGTTGCCCCTGCCGCCTTTCCAAACGCAATTTTGTTGAGCGTTGTCTGGTTGAAGTAAGGACAACCGTTGTATTCGTAGATGTCGAAGCCGTACAGGCGGGTAATTTTGCCCTCCGTGTCGTTGATGTTGTAGTGCTCCGCGTAGTTCTTCGATGTCTCCAGCAAGTCGTTGCTGTGGTCAGGGCAAAGAACGAGCACGCGGCCGTCCTGTGGCATTTTCATCTTATCGCACTCGCGTTTCAAGTTCACGAGGTCGGCGATGGTGAACTTCTTGCGGCCGTCCACGGTTTCGCCCGTAGTGGCGAGGACTGGCGTCTTGCCCGCCTTGTGGCCGTCAGGCGCATAGGCATGGATTGCCTTTTGCCATGTGGTCTCCTTTAGGGCTTCGCGGTGACGCTCCAGCACGCTGCCCATTTTGTCGTAGCTTACGGCGTGCAGTTCGTCGTCGGTCACTGGTGTGGCCTCTGTGTCGAAGCGGTCGAGAGAAACGGGCTTGTCCGCGTCGTCCAGCTTGGTGATATTGAGCGGGTAGGTCTTGTTGTTCACCAGCACCGTAGGGTCTCCGCCAAGCTCAGTGAAGTGGATTACGTCGTTGTTCACATACTGGTCGTATGAGCGTACACGGTCATACCAGCCCACCGCTGCGGGCGGTGTGCGGAACGCCTTAATCATTTCGCCCGTCCACAACTCAGTGAGCACGCCAGCGCGCGCCACCGCCTTGGGCAGGAAAGGCAAGAGGAAAAGGGCTACCAAGTTCGCCACTACTGCACCCGCCAAAGGCTCGCCGCCCAACATATAGGCGATGCCCGCGCCGATGGCTCCGTTGATGGCCACCTTTGCCGCGAAGCTGAGCGCGGCCAGCAAAAGCATGATGCAAAAACTCAATACTTTCTTAAATCGTTTCATTCGTTTTGTTATCTGTTTTAATTGGTGTTTAATGCCGTTTAAATAGTCGTTTAACGCGCCCCTTAGTCGTCGAGCTTCGGGCAGTCGATGCCGTACTCTGCCTTGTAAAGGCGCATATACTCCTTTGGGTTCTCCTTGCGCATTTTGCCGATTTGGTCGGCTGGCACCTCCGAGAGCTTGGCAAAGGTGGCCTGTTCGTGCTGGCCTCCCTGTGGCGCGTCCTTGCTGGTGTCGATCACGTCGTTAGGCTTGCGCACGGGCTGCATAAGCTCCAAAGTCTGGCGCAGGGTCTCCGCGCCCGATGTCTTGCCGAGATTGATAAACATATCCTTTTTGTCGGCTGTGATGCGGTGTTCCTTGATGGCGTTCTCCACCTGCGCCGTGATGGCGGCGAGGGTCAGCGTCTCCGCGTTGTCCGCCTTTGACTTCATGGCCTTAATGGCGGCGTGTACCTGTTCCTCGGTCGCGGTCTCAGGCAAGCCGAGGAGCAAAAATGTCTCTTTCTTCATGTTGAATGTGTTAATGTTATCGTTTGACTGTGCCTCCGCCTCTGGCTCAGGCTTCGGCGTTTCTTCTTTCGAGAGCTTCACAAGTGGCAAGAGGTCGCAGTCCTGACCAGCCGCCAGCTCCAGCAGCTTGCCGCCGCCGTACAGCTTCAGGGCTTCGTCGTTCGCCCCTATGTCCACGATGCTGACCTCCACCAGCTTCGACGATGTGGCGGTAGCGCGGGTCTGTCCCTGCAAAAGGTCTTTAGGCTCCACGCTGTACTCAAGTATTTCGATGCCTGCCGAGCACATATTGAGGTAGCCGTCCTCCCATTTGCTCGCTATCTTCTTGGCAAACTCGTCCTTTTCGTCAAACTTGGGCGTGCCTATCAGGCGGTCGCCGTCCACTCGCAGGTTCTCCATTTTGCCGATGGGCATATTCTCGCCGCCACGGCGGTGCATCCAAAGAAGCACGGGGTTCCTGCAATATTGCGTCGTGTCCAGTCCTGCCGTCAGCACGCGGCTGCCGTAACAGTTCAGTCCACTGGTGTTAATAACTACTTCTTTCATATCCTTGTTTTTAATTTAAAAGTTCTACTTAAAAGGTGGCGGGCTTCACAGCTGGCCACCGTTCCGATGGTGTTTCGTTACCCTAATAAATCTAATAACCTTAAACTCAAAAATCGTAAATTATGACTAAAAACTAAAACCTAACCGTTGCGGTGGCAGGACTCGAACCTGCAACCTCTTGGGAATGAGCCAAGCGAGCTGCCGTTGCTCTACACCGCGATGAAACACGACCGCAAAGGTCGCGACTTTTCCTGAGCTACAAAAAAAGAGTGTCGAAGTTTGACACTCTTTTTTTATTTTCGCCGAAAAATGGGGACTTTTGCACTCGTATTACGCCGATGCCTGCCGCTGTGCGATGCGTCGGCGTTTGTTTTAGTAGTAACATAAAAGCGTTTAAATTATGAATGATTACAAAGAAAGAACTTGAGGATAAAAAGGACTACGCCCGCCTCCTCTATATGCAGGGCGAACAGCAGAAAGTAATAGCCGAGAAAGTGGGCGTGTCAGCCCAGACCATTACAAAGTGGGTGAACGTCGGCGGATGGGTAGAGCAACGAGCAGCGCGAAACATAACACGCCCCGAACTTGTTAATAAGCTATTGCGCACGGTCGACAAGATGATAGAGGCCGTTAATGACAGCGACGACCCAGACGCGGCCAACGGCTTGGGCGACAAGCTGGCCAAGTTCGCCGCCACTATCGAAAAGCTCGACAAGCACACCAGCATCGTGGACGTTATCGAGGTGTTCATGGCTTTCTCCAAGTGGTTGCAGTTTCAGGCCGAGTTCGACGAGGATATTACGCCTGAGCTTTTGAAGACCATTAACAAGTATCACAACCAGTACATTAATTATCTGATGCAAAACAAACTTATCAATAAGTAAAAATGCCAAAGTACGACAAACTTACGCCCAAAGAGGCGTTGGAACTGTGGAAGGCTCACTGTGAGGACGTGCAAGAGGCCACCACCGTAAACACCCACGAGACAGATGCGCAGAAGAAGCAGCGCATTAAACGCCTGCTTTCCGACTATGGCGCGTTTGTCGACTATTACTTCCCACACTACACCACGAACCCACAGACGGGCAAGCAAACGCCGTGCGCGCCGTTCCACCTCAAAGCCGCGAAGCAAATCATTTGCGACAAAAATATAAAGGCGGTCTATAAGTGGCACCGTGGCGCGGCGAAGTCCACACACTTGGACATATTTATCCCGATGTGGCTAAAGGCGCAGATATACGGCGGGGCTTCGCTCCGCCAGTTTTGGGTCATGGTGCTGGTGGGCAAGTCTCAGGACAACGCAAACACGCTGCTGGCCGACTTGCAGGCCGAGCTCCAGTACAACAAGCGTTACGCCGCCGACTTCGGCGAGCAGTACAACAACGGCACATGGGAGGAGGGGTCTTTCGTCACAAAGGACGGCACAGCCTTTTTCGCCCGTGGCCGTGGACAGTCGCCGCGTGGTCTCCGCTATCGTTCCCACCGTCCCGACTACATAGTCATAGACGACTTGGACGACGACGAGCTTTGCGAGAACCCCGCCCGCGTCTCGCGCCTCACCGATTGGGTGAAGGAGGCTCTGTTCGGTGCCTTGGACGGTGGCCGCGGCCGCTTCATCATGGTGGGCAACCTTATCTCCAAAACGTCGGTACTGGCAAACATTTGCGCCATTAAGTCCGTAAAGGTGTCGCAGGTCGATATTTTGGACAAGAACGGGCGCGTGTCATGGGCGGCGAAGTGGACGCGCGCCGAGGTGCAGGCGATCGAGGATTTCGAGGGGTACCGCTCTTTTCAAAAAGAGTACATGAACAACCCGATCGTCGAGGGTGCCGTCTTCCGTCAGGATTGGATAAGATGGGCGAAGCGTCCAGCGTGGCGCGACTTCACCGAAATAGTGCTGTATATCGACCCCGCTTGGAAGTCCACCGCAAAGAACGACTACAAAGCGGCGAAGCTGTGGGGAAAGGACAAGCAAACGCGGCTCTGGCATTTGCGTGCCTTTGTCCGCCAGACCACCCTCAGCGAGATGGTGCGCTGGTGTTACGACCTCTACGAGTGGGCACAGCAGCAGGGCATAGCCATTAAGTTCTACATGGAGGCCAACTTCATGCAGGACAAACAGCTTGAGGACTTCGAGACTGAGGGACAGCTTCGGGGCTACCAGCTGCCCATATTGGGCGACAAGCGAAAGAAGCCCGACAAGTTCCAGCGTATCGAGGCAGTCGCGCCGCTTTGGGAGCGTGGCTTCGTCTTCTACGATGAGCAGCAAAAGGACGACCCCGACATGGTGCGCGCCGTCGACTTCACGCTGGCTTTCCAAAAGGGTATGCGCGGCCACGATGATGCGCCCGATGCCGACGAGGGAGCCATTTTTCTGCTGCAAAAGCATTCGAGTATTTCCAAATTCACGCCGTCTTTCGGTAAACGTCGGTCGGCTAAAAACATAACGTGGTAAAAACATGAAAAAGTTAAAGCATTTCTTTCGTGCCGTGGTCTTCGACTTTAGGGCACGTCGAGCCATTCGTAAGGCTCAGCGCGATGCAAACCTGCACCGCCGTAAGTTCTTGGTTCTTGTTTGGGGTGGCCGTCCCCGCGTGATTTCCATGCAGGGCGTTAAGAAGCTCATACGCCAGCACCGCTTTGGCAAGGGTTTCACGGCCGAAAAGGCGCGAAGCATTGCCATGTTCGAGGCTGTTCCCCAGCCGCTGCCCAAGAGTGATTGCCGCCGTTGTTTCCTTAATTTCAGAAAGCGCGATGTTTCTAAACGATGACGACTACAAGGCGGTATGCGACGACTTCGAGTTCGAGACGTTGCAGGCCAACACCGACCTGCGCCTCACCGCCGAGCGCGCGGCGCAGGAACAAATAAGCAGCTACACCCGCGGACGCTACGACATGGCGCGCGCCTTTCGCCAGACGGGCGAAGACCGCAACCCCCAGCTGGTGCAGTGCTGTGTCAATATTGCCCTGTGGCTCATGGTTCACCGCCTGCCTCAAAACATGGGCATAGAACGGCGTGAGAGCCTTTACAACGAGAGCATCAAATGGCTGCGTGACGTGCAAGCCTCCAAGGCTTCGCCCAACTTCCCCACATACGTGAGCGAGGACGGCGACACCGACGCGGCAAACCCAGTAAAGTGGGGAAGTCAGAAGAAGACGCGCCCCACATGGTAGTAAACAGATTAAACGCCGTTTAATGGGCTTTTCACGGCTTATTAAACGGCGTTAAACACTTTATTAAACAGCATCATAGTTATGGATATTTTAAACAGACTTAAAACAGCCTACGCCGCCGTCACGGGCGAGCAGGTGTATAGCCGCTATGATATGCAGCGGCTGGCTAAGTTCGCGCGCTCAAAGCAGGGCATGAAGCTCACAGCCCAGCTGCTCCAGCAGACCGACGCGCTCACAAAAAAGGACGTGGGAATGTGGCGTCAGGCATGGCAGGCGGCCATTAACGTGGACAACCCGCAGCGTTGTTTGCTTTACGACATCTACACCGACAACCTAATAGACCTGCATTTGCAGGGCTGTATCTCCCAGCGCGTGGGCATGGTGAAGCGCAACAAATACCGACTTGTGGGCAAGGACGGAAAGGAAGACGAAAAGGCCACCGACCTGCTGCGCAAAGAGTGGTTCGACGACTATTGTACGCACGTTCTGTCCTCACGTTATTGGGGGCATTCCCTCATTCAGTTCGGCGACATTGTGGGCACGGGTTACGATATGCGCTTCGAGGACGTGGAACTGGTGCCGCGCAAACACGTTTGTCCTGAGCATGGCGTCCTCCTCAAAACGGTGGGCGACGACTGGCACAGCGGCATTCCTTACCGCGATGGCGAGTTCTCGCAGTGGTGTTTAGAGGCTGGCGGCAAGACCGACCTCGGCCTCTTGCTCGCCTGTTCGCCCCAGTGTATCAGCAAGCGCAATATGTTGGGCTTTTGGGATATGTTCGGCGAGATATTCGGCGCACCTATGCGCATAGCCAAGGCCACCACAACCGACGATGGCGAGCGCAAGAAGATTGAAGACGCGCTCGAAAACATGGGATCCGCCTTTTGGGGTTTGTTTCCCGACGGCACCGACATAGAGATAAAGGAAAGCAGCCGCGGCGATGCCTACAACGTCTTCGACAAGCGTATAGACCGCTGTAACTCCGAGATGTCAAAGGGCATTCTTAACCAGACCATGACCATAGACAGCGGAAGCAGCCTCTCACAGTCTGAAACCCACCTCGAAGTTTTCGAGAATGTGGTCGAGGACGACAAAACCATGCTGGCGTACAACATCAACGACAAGCTGCTGCCGTTCATGCTCATGCACGGCTTTCCTGTCGCTGGCTTGCGCTATGAGTGGGACGACGCGGCCAGCTTCACGCCGTCCGAGCAAAGAGAGATAGAGCGCGTTTTGCTCGAATACTATAAGATTGATCCTCAGTATTTCATCGACAAATACAACGTCGGTATCACTGGCGAGCGCGAGGCGAAGACACAGCCCGACGCGCTTAACTCTTTTTTCCAGTAAGCCCCGCGCAGGCCGCAGACCTGCGCAGCTCTTACGGGGCGTTTCACTCTGCTTTGCTCCAGCTCTACTATGAGGGCGACACCCTCCAGCTGGCCAAGGGCGAGGACGGCGACGTGCCGACGTTCGACCCCGCCGTCTTCGACGATGCCGCAAAAATGGTGTACGACGCGGGCGGCTTCGATGCCTCACAGCTCACCGACCCACGCGCCCGAAAGGTGATCGACGCTACCACGCAGGTGATTAACCGCGCGGTCGAAACGTCCATACCTCACGACGTGCCCGAAACTCTCCGCTACGCGCTCGAAAACAACGGCTTTATTTTCTCTGGCTTTAAGACGTTCCACGCCCTCCGCGAGGTGGGGCTTTCCATGCTCGACGACAAGGGAAACGTGAAGCCGTTCGACGATTTCCGCAAAGACGTGCAGCAGATTAACCAGAACTACAACGTGAACTGGCTAAACGCCGAGTATAAGCACGCCCTCGGTTCTTCACTCATGGCGGTAAAGTGGGCAGACCTCTCCAAGGACACAGACCGTTATTTCCTCCAGTACCGCACGGCGCAGGACTCCCGCGTGCGTCCCGACCATGCCGCGCTCGACGGCATTACGCTGCCAGCCGACGACCCGTTCTGGTCGAAGTATTACCCGCCAAATGGTTGGGGGTGCAGGTGCCAAGCGGTGCAGGTCAGACGCTCCAAGTACCAGCCGAGCGACCCGAAAGAGGCCATGAAGTTGGGCGATGAAGCCACAGACACGCTAAAGCAGCGTATGTTCCGCTATAACGCGGGCACGGAAATGCAGCTTTTCCCGCCTAAGCACCCGTATTACAAAGCACCAGCGGCGGCAAAGAAAGTTATAAAGCAGCTCACGGCGGAACAAAAGAAAAATAAGCGAGTGGCAGAGCTTCGCGCACAGCTACCCGATAATTTGACGGATGCAGAGAAAGACGCAAAGGCTCTGAATAATTACGAGATTGCCGAAAAGTTAGGCGTGAAAGTTGGCAAGCCTATGAGCGTAGAGCAAGCGGACAAACAGCACGCAAACCCTCACCATGTGGAAAAATTCATATTAGACCCTAAAGGGGCGTATGTGGATAAAAAGGGCAACCGGTACAGACTGAACACGAAATATAACAAAGCAAAGGACAGACCTTACGAAATTAACTGCCAAACTTGTGCCCCTGCCTATATGCTTCGCCTTATGGGTATAAACGTAACGGCCAAAGGTAACACAACAGGTTCCAAACTTGAATATTTAAGTCGTGGGTATAACTGTTGGGAAGTTTGGAAAAACCCAGACGGGACACCTGCAAAATACACAAAGGTGAACGACTGGCTCGCCGCCAAGAATGGCAAACAAATGACAGAAAAGCGGTGGTTGCAGTTCTTTGATGAAACGTGCAAGGAGGAGGGCGTTTATGGTCTCTCTATAGGATGGGGCGCGCGCAGCGGGCACATGACTATTTTACAACGTTTTAAAGATGGTACGCTTAAATATATAGAGCCACAGCATGATAACTCCGAGGGTTCGGGGCGTGAATGGGATGATATAAAGAATTTGGCCAAACAGGGCGGAAAAATACAACATGATTGTCGCGGTATCATGCGAATAGACAACAAGCTATTCAATACCGATTTCGTCGAGATTTTCGACGTATAGCTCTGCAAAATCAAAAACGGACGAACCTGTTATCTCCACAGCTTTGCCGTCTTTGAACAAATAAAGAAACGGATAGCCATTCGTCACCTCCTCAGGGTACACAAAAAGCCACGCCTTTTGGCCGTCCACGTCGCCGAGATATTTAAGACGGTCGCCGTAGCGGTTAATGAGGTACTGAGCCTCCTGCTTTACTTCCTTTGGTATTGTTATCTGTTTCATGTCCGCAAAGATACGTCGATTTTCTGTAAAGTAGTATATTTATTAACAATAATTTAGCAAAATGTCTGATATTATCGACGGCCAGAAGCTCGAAGCCGACATTTTAAAGGATATGCGCGTAGAGCTTTCCGAAGAGTTCGACAAGAACTTCCAGCGCAAGGCGTTCTTCACGGATGCGTGGAAGCCCCGAAAGGATAAGAAAGCCCTCGGCTCTCTCCTTGTGGTCACGGGCGCGATGAGGCGAAGCATCAAAAGCGAGGTCGTAGGCCACGGCGTGCGCTTTTCTTCCTCACTCCCTTACACCACGATCCACAACGAGGGCGGAAAGGGCACCCTTACCGTTAAGGCGCATTATCGCACAAGCAAAAAGGGAAAACGCTATCAGGTCAAGTCCCACCAGCGGCGGTTCAATATGCCGCAGCGTCAGTTCATAGGCGACGGCAAAGAGACCCAGCAGCTCATTAAGGACGTGATCGACGACAACCTCCAAGCGTTCAGCCTCAGTATGTCCAACTTTATAAGCAGTAGAATTAAGAAGAAATGAGAAAGCAGATTTTTAAGGCTATCGCCCAGCGTATCGCCGAGCGGTGCCCAGACGTTAAGTTTATCGACCTTTGGAACGAGCACATCGTCGAGGTCTCCACCTCAGTGCCGTGGCCTTTGCCCGCCGTCTTCATTGAGTTCGAGCAGTACGAGGTTCACCAGCTCAGCAACTGGCAGAGGGATGCCGACATTCCCGTGCGCCTCCATGTCGTCACGCGCTGGCAGGCTTACACCGCTGGCGCGGCCGACAAGCGCATAGACATAGCCCTCCAGTATTTCGACCTTATCGACCGCGTGAACGCCGCCATGCAGGGACTGAGCGGCGACGGCTTCGGCTGCTTCATGCTCACCGCCAGCGCGACAAACCACAACCACGGCGAGCTCATGGAAAACATAGAGAGGTGGCAGACCCACGCCGTGGATGCCACCGCAAAGCGACCATGCAGAGCCGTGCCGCTCACCGACATGGACATTATCGACCGCGTCTGATGAAGACAAAAAAAGGCTGCACCATTTCGATGCAGCCTTAATTTTTCAAGATTGATAAACTGGCATATCGTCCCAAAAGTCAAAAAGCGACTTTTCCAGTGGTGTGGGGTTGTCGGGTGGTGGTGTAGGAATGTCCAGATAGCTAAGGAACGTCCGGTAGCTCATAGGATAGAGCGGGTTCACATATCGCCGCCACACTGCCTTGTAACATCTGCTATTATTGCCACTCTCATAATAGCGATTTACTATCGCACGCACTTTTTTTATGCGCTCAATGGTAGATTTATGGTGATTTCTGCACATTTCCCGAAAAAATTTGTTATTTTTGCAACCGCTTTATTAACAAAATTCGGGGCGTGTTGTCTTGTGGTATTCTTTTCGGGGAAATGCACAGGCGGCACGCTTAATCTTTTTTTGCTTCTTCCTCCGCCTTTTCTTCGTCGGTGTCCGCGTCGGTCACGCTCAGCGGTATGATGTGCCACTGTCCCTTCTCGTCTTTCCACTCAGCGCGGATAAACTGGCGGGTCATGGTCGGCTGGTATGCCTCCTCGATTATCTGCACACCCTCCTTGAACTTGTCGTCCTTGCTCTCGTCGGCCATCTTTCTGAGCTGCAACACGCGGCTCGCCTTTAGGTTGCCCATGCCGTCGCGGCTCAGCAGTCGCATAATGGCCTTTACGAGGGTCTGTGTCTTCTCGTCGGTGGCGAGGCTCTGTATGTAGTCCTTCACCATGGCGATGCCGTCCTCCACCGTGTCGCGGTAGCCGTCTATACAGTTGCAGCCCAGCGTCAGGCGCATTTTGCCGTTCGAGTGGGTGAAGGTGTGCGTGCGCTGTGTGTCCTTGGTGATGCGCAGCACGTTGGCTTTCATGTCGAGCACCTGCGCGAAGCTGCCGTACACCTTGGCTTTTACCGCCTTGATGCGGTCGCTCAGGGCGCGCAGCTCTGGTATGGCCGCCGCTATTTCCTCGTCCACGATCTTGGCATAGGTCTCGCGGTCTTCCTTGCGCTGCTTCGCCTCTGCCTCTTTCTTCTGCTGTGCCTGAAACGCTGCGAACGCTTCGGCCTGTTCCTTGGTCATTTCGACCTTTACTTTGTCCTTTGTTTCCATTGTTTTAATACTGTTTAAATGGTTATTTAATGCTGTTTATAGCAGCTTTACTTGTCTTATTTCGTCCGTGGCGTGCTGGAAGTCGCCAAACAGCGCGTAACCCGCCGCCTTGAATATCATGCCCGTGGCGATGACGATAACGCCAATAATGGCAAACGGCGCATATACCAGCGCGATGCCCAAACCCTTGAAATACTTTTTCATTCCGTTGCTTGTTTTAGATGTTATACAATAAGATGATTAACGCCACTTGCAGCAGCTGCCCCACGATGCCGCCCAGCACCGTGGCGGCGATGTCGAGCCAGTCGAACCGCCCGCCGTACATTCTGTCCTTGAACTCCATGCCGACCGCCAAGCCCAGCACAAACAGCTCCGTGCCTACAAAGCCGCACGGTATCGCATACGCGAAATGCTTCATTCTGTTACTTTCATTCAACCACATAAGCCATTATCATTATTTTAGGCTTGGCCTTTCGGCATTACGCCGTACAGCTTCGCCATGTTGTTTAATACGTCTTCCGCCGCCGTCAGTTTGTCCACCGCCTCACTGTCTTTCACCTTGTTGTTAAACAGGGCGATGAGGTTGCGCAGCCTCTCGCGCGGTATCTTGTTGAAGTCGTCGTGAGCCGTAGCCCTGCACGCTATCGCCTTTATCACGCTGGCGTTGCTCTTGCGCCCGCTCTTTCTCAGGTACTGGCCTATCGAAGCCATGACACGCTTGCGCAGTTTGTCCATGTCGCCCGTGCCCGTCTTCTGGTTGGCCTGTTCCGAGAGCTTCGCGCAGATGTTCACGAGGTCGTGGGTGTCTATGTCCCTGCTGCTCTCCACGCCGTAGCTCTCCGCGATCGCTCTCTTTTCCTCCGCGCTCAGTCCGAGCACCGAGCAGAGGGTGTGGTATTTTTTCAGCAACCCCCTGTGTATTTCGTCCATTGTCTTGTTTTCCCTTGCCATAGTCTTTTTTATTTCGTTGTGATGTTTGCCCAGTATTCCGCCGCGCCTTTCTCCCAGATGGTGAAGTCTGCGCCGCCCTCATGCCGTTCTGCCACTTCGTAGCGGGTGGTCGTGAATGCCTTGTAGCCCTCCACCCTTATTTTGATGTCAGCGTCGTAGCGCAGGTTTTGCGCCAAGCTGCCTTTCGGCTCGCCCTTGCGCTCATGCGCCACAAAGATGAACAGCTTGTCGGGGAACTGCTGCCGCAGCTTCATGTAGTCGCTCATTTTGAAGCCAAGCCAGTAATGCACCGAGTCTATTACGATGATGTCGGGGCTTTGCTTCTTCTTTAGTCTCGCCGTGAGGTCTTTCAGGCTCTCTTTGTCCAGCAGGATGATGCGCGTGCCCACTTCTTCCATGCCCACGCGCTCCCATGCCTTTTGCAGAGAGAGCGAAAGACCTTGCTCCAGCGAGTTGTAGGCCACACGGCGAAAGCGGGTCAGATACTTGCAAAGCTGCATTACAAACGTGGTCTTGCCGCAGCCCGAGCCGCCGTATATCAGCCATTCGCCACGAAGCTCCGGCCGTCCGAAGCTGGCGAGGAAAGCCCCGTCGAAGTCGGCCACGTCAAACTTTGCCTGTAATACGTTCTTGTTACTTATCGCCCTTGCCATACGCCGTTTATATGTCTTTGATGTCCACTTACGCCGTCGAGGTTCTGCACGCACCATGATGCCCAGATAAGCCCCGCGCCGTCTTTGTCCTTGGGGTCGGTCTCTATTGTCACCGCCACCATGCCCTTGGTCTTGGCTCTGCGCACCCTCATGTCGCAGGGTGCCTGTCGGTAGAGCCATTCGTCCATCGCCTTGCTCGCCTCCTTGGTCTTCATGCCGAGGGTGATGCGCTGGCGTTTCGTGAAGTCCGCGCCGTTCATGCCCTGCCCCCTTTCTTGATAGTCCAGCAGGCGCGTTTCACGCGGCGCAGGTCGCAGTCCGCGTCCTTGATTATCGCGCCTATGTCGGCCGCGCTGGTCACGCCGTTGGCTCTGCATACCGCCGCGATGTCTTCGTCGTTCACCACTTGCAGCTTCACGAACTTGCGGCCTATGCGGCTGTAAATCTCTTGGTAGCCGCGGCGGTTGAACCTCACGCCCCGTGTGATGCGCTTCTCCAAGAAGCTGGTCGCGCACAGCACGAGCCCGCACTGACCCTCGAGCTGGTTGTAAAGCGATATGAAGAAGTAGAGCACTTGGTCGCTCAGCTTGTCGGCTTCGTCCAGCACGATGAGCGGCTTTTCCACGGCTTGCAGTTCCTCCACTATCGCGTCCATCTGCTCGCTTACCGTGCCCGCCATGTCCTTGCCCAACGCGCGCAGCAGCTTCGCGATGAATGTGCGGCGGTTCCAGTATTCCGAGCAGCACAGGTGATAGGTGGCGGCGTGTCCCGCCGTGTACTGCTTCACGGCCTCCGTCTTGCCGCAGCCTGCGTCGCCCGTCACGGCTATGGCGAGGCTTTCCTGCTTGGCGTTGTCCAGTATGAAGCCCATGCGCTCAAAGCCTCTGGTCGCCACCGTCTGCCATGCCGTCGCGTCGTGTCCCGTCTGTGCCGCGATGCTTCGCCACATATCGTCGCTTATGGTGTCCCAGTCGCCGTTCAATACCTTGCTCAGCGTCGCCGAGCTGATGCCCATGCTCTTGGCTGCCTTGTTCTGGCTGCCTTTCTGTGCGCAGAAACTTTTCAGGCGTTCTGCTATCTGTACCTTTTCGTCCTTTGTCATGTTGCTGTTATTTTTTATTGTTTGTTACTTAAAATATTGAGTAGTCGTCCGCGTCGCTGCCCTTTGGCGTTGTCGGTATTTCCCGCGCCTCTGCCGCCACCACCTTGGTGCTCTCTATGCCGAGCCTCTTTTCCTCGCGCGGTAGCTTGTGTTGTCCTCTGCTGTCGCACAGGCAGAAGCGGTTCAGCACGTTGCCCAGCCGTGGGTTGTCGGCGATGAGTTCCTCCGTCTTGTGGTAGGCTTCGGCCAGTTGGTCGGTCACGTGCGCCTCCAGTCGGTCGTTGTAGTCGAACACCTTTTGCAGCTCCCTTGCGTCGCCCTCCGTGCGGTCTGCCAGAGCCATGGGCTGCACATACTTTTCGGTGAGCATGTAGCGCAGCGTTCCGTCCTCGTTCACGGCCAAGACTTGGTTTAGGTCGTTCGGGTCGTACAGCACCCGCCACTTTTCGCCCGCGTGCTGCCTGAATGTCAGGTCGAACGAGTCGTATTCCCTTTTCACGCCCAGCAGGGTAGGCTTCAGCCCGCCGCCGCAAATGGCGTTTGTCTGTCCCGTCGTGTCGCCGAAGTAGAGCAGGTAGTTTTCCTTTGTCAGCGGTAGCCGTCTTTCGGCGGGCAGGTTGGCGAGCATCTGCATCATTTGCGCGTGCTTCTTCTGTCGCTCCGCCGCCATGATGGCGTGTATCTGCTGTCTCACTCCCTCCTCGTCGGGGAACTGGTGGCGCAACATGTTCAGTGCCTCGCTGTTCGGCTGCTTCTTCGGGTCGGTCGTGATGCCGAAGCCCGACCAGTTGTTGCACCTTTGGCAGTAGTTTTTGTTCAGGTATCCGAAGTATGCCTCCACCGGCTTTGCCTTTGCGTTCTTCACTCTCGCGGGTGTCAGCTTGTCGCTCATGGCGAGATAGAGCGGGGTCATGGCCTTGATGCCGTAGTGGTCGCATTGCAGCTGGTTGGCTCTCAGCATCTGCCCCGCCAGCTCCGCGCTGTGCTGTGCCGCATTGCGCAGTGCCTCAGTGATGAGGGCGGGCGTTTCGTGCGTGCCTATCGCGTAGCCTATCGGGTAGTCACAGCAGGGGTCGAGCACCACTTCCAAGCACAGGCGGTTCGAGTAGGTGGTCACGTGGTGGCCTTGCGCGTCTTTCCTCACTGTCTGGTAGAGCAGCTCGCAGTCCCAGCCGTCCAGCGTCCACATAAGGAACGCCGCGCTTGGTCTCCGCCGCTTCACCTGCATGCTCCTCTCGTTCCTGAAGTTCGTTGCGCCGCGTCTGCCCGCTGCCGTCACGAGGTCGAGCTTTTCTTTCCACACGCCCACCGTGCTGGCGGTTATCCGCTCCCAGCCCTGCATGTCCGCCACCTTGTTGTAGTATTCGGCTACCATGGTGTTGTCGAGGTTGTTGTGGTGTGCTATCATTTGCGTGAGCACGGCCTCTTTCTGCCCGTCGTCCACCTTGGCGGCGTTCGAGTTCTGAAACTTCTTGCTGATGAATACCACCGCGCCCGCCTTTTGGTATTCGTTGAACTTCATGTGCAGTCTCCTTGCGTTCTGTGGCAGGCTGTTAGGCCATGCGTCCGATATGCGGGGCAGTGCCGCCGCTGCCTTTGTCCAGAACTCGCCGAGCTTTATCTTCGCCTTGCTCTGGCGGATGCGGTGGCTGTTCGCGCGGTCTATGCACAGCCTGAAAGCGTTCATTATGGCGCAGTTGTTGGCGTATTCCGTTTGCTTCTCGTTGCTCAGGTGCCGCCCGTCGGCCAGCACATAGTCCGCATAATACTGCATCGCCTCGCCGTCTGGCTCTATCGCCTCCACAAATGGCTTGCTGTCCGCCTTTTCCTGTGCGTCGGGGTAGCGGCGGTAAACCTCTGTTCGATATTTCAAAGGCAGGCTTTCGACGGCAAACAGCGCAGGAGTACCATTACAGCCACGGCGAACCTGCTGCACTTTGCCACGCGACCTCAACTGCTTTAAATTGGTCGCGCTTAATATGCCAGCTGTTAGCTCTGTGTGACTAATACAAAGCGTGTTACCGTAATACTCCATAATTAAAGCCCTCCCGCAAAGGTTTGTTCTATATAGAGCTGCTCGATCGTGCAGTGCTTCACTTCGCGGCGCACGTTGCCGTCCGCGTCAAACACCTGCACCGTGCCAGTGCCTTTGTCGGCCTCCAGCATGGCGCCGTTCTCGAAATACTGGCGCATATACCCGTCCGCGTCGTGTATCGTCTCAGTGGCAGGGGTGAGCAGAAGCAGCACGCCGCCCTTCTGCTTCGCAAACTTTCTGATGCGCAGACTGGTGGGCGTGTCGTTGCTAAAGTTCAACGCGCGCCACAGGGTCATATCTGAGCACTTAAACGCTTTCTTAATCTCAGCGCGTACCTCTTTCGTTACCTCGATTTGCTTTCTTGTTGCTTCCATATCTTTACTTGTTTAAATGGTTCAAAATATACTTTTTGTCTTCCTCTCTCAGTCGCAAACCCATGCGAACTTTGCGCTCCACCACTTCGCGGCGTGTCACCAGTTTAATGGCTGCCTCGTAAGCGTCCACGTTGTCGTCGGCTTCATCTACCGCCAGAAGCACGTCAGCCGCGTGGCTCATGGTCTCGCGTTCTGCTGCCTGTTGGTCTGCCATGTCGTCGAGCTCTTGCTCTTTGTTGGCGAGCACCTTTTCCGCAAAGGTGACTTTTGCGGACAGGTTGCGTTCTACCTCCAGCGCGATGCTGAAAAGGTCGTTTTTCTTCCAAAGACCGCAAAACGTCTGTTTGTCCATGTTGCCCGTAGCCATATACAGCTTGGTAATGTCCGCGAACTCGCTTTCTGTAACTTCTTGCCCTGTTAGGGTTCTAAATTCATTAATATTCATTGCTTTATTAACTTTTAAGTTATAAAATTCGTTATTTTCGACCTTTTTTCGTATCTTTGGCCGCTGTGTTATACTTAACACGGGTGCAAAGATAGTGATTTCTCGCGAATAAACAAAATAAAATCGCGATTATTTTCGATTTAACAGTAAAATTATGGCAAATATCGAGACAATACACGAAAGAATAAAGCAACTTGTTACTACTCTTGCGGGTGGTAAGAATACCGTTTTTGCTCAAAAATTGGGCGTAAGTGAGGCTAATATTAGAGGATATATAAAAAATGTTGTACCAAAGGCGGACGTTTTAGAAAAAATCGTGACTTCTTACGAGGTAAATGCAAACTGGCTACTTACTGGCATGGGTAAAATACAAAAGGAATGTAGGGAATTAACACCGACAAAAGATGGGACGGGCATTCCTCTCATTCCAGTGGAAGCAATGGCGGGCTGCTTTACGGGTAGCCAAACCGTTCTTTTGCAGGAATGTGACCGCTATGTCGTGCCAGCTTTCAAAAATGCCGACTTCCTTATATATGTACGTGGCGACTCCATGCAGCCACGTTATTACTCTGGTGATATGGTGGCGTGCAAGATGCTATCACCGACCGACCTGTTCTTCCAGTGGGGTAAGGTTTATGTCCTCGACACCGACCAAGGCGCGCTTATTAAAAAGGTAGAGCAGGGCACCGACGACGAAACCATTACGCTGGTATCTGAAAACGAAAATTATAAACCATTCCAGATCCCGCGCCGTGCCGTCTATCATATAGCCATAGTTATGGGGTTAATACGTACCGAATAAAAAAAACGAGGCTTCATTTGCCGTTAAACACCCGTTAAACACGCCAGAACCCCGATAAATAAAGGGTTTGCGCCATTTCCCAGCCTCTGCGTTTAATGGTAATTAAAGGGGCGTATTCTCGCCAAAAAGCCGCTTTTTGAAACCTTAAAAGTATAGTTAGGGGTAATATTCGGGATATAAAAGTAACCCCAACTGTAACCCCAACCATAACCCCAACGGCCAAAAACAAACGAAAAGTGCAGGGTTCAGCCACCGCCGCCCTGCACCGTTTGGCCTCCTTTCTGGCCACCGATTAACCACCATTTAAACGCTGTTTATGCACCTTTTAAACGCCCACCCCTGAGCATCATGCAGCTGCACCCCGTCAAAGCCCCCACGCGCGCCAAAAATAGCCCCAAAACACGCCCAAACGCCCGCCTTTCCACTCCTTTCACCCTCTTTTCTTTCCTCTGCGCCCCGCCTTTGCCCCTTTTAAGCCTTTCTCCCGTCCTTTCTCCCGTCCTTTCTCCCTCTCGCCCCTCCATCTGCCCACCGCGCCCCGTAGAAACGCCCACGCACGAAAAAAGCGACCAAAAGCAGCCCCATCGCCACCTTTGCCCGCTCTCAATTCAACCAAATTAAACCGCGCCTCGTTCAAAATTCGCCCCAGATTAAACGCTTCCCTAAACAGAATTAAACCCAAATTAAACCCGATTCAACCTTTTGCACATTTCGTTTTATCCTCTGTTCTCCCTCCACACTCTCGTAACTCCCTCATATACACGCCTTTCCCTCTTTTCAGGTTCATAGGCTCTTTGTACATTTCGTTTTCATGCCCGTATAAACTGAATAAAGGAGCGCAAGTAATGATTTCGGGGAATTATAAAAAGGGCTTACTTTCATCCGTTATGATTAAAAACTATAGCATCGATTAATGCTCTTTTTATGGCAACGAATAAATCTACAGAAATATGAAGATAAGGACATTCTTTAAAACACTTTTTTGTGCAGGGTTAGTTTTATCTCTTGCTTTATATTTGTTATATTTACATGGTAACCATATCGAAAAAACTCAGAAGCCTATTGTAGATTATCAGTATAATGGATATGAAGAAAAACTTAATTACAAACGTTCAAATACAATTTTAATAACATATAAATCAAAGCAATATAGATTGCATACAGGAGATAGAAACTTGAACAAAATAAAGTCAGGAATCTTTCCTAAACTATACTATGCTTCAGAAACGGATTATCTTTTTTTTGAAGGAGATTATTTGCCTGTCGGTTATGCCCAAGCGGCTTTAATTTTCACGTTCATCTTTTCTGGTATCGGAACTTTAATCTGGAGGAAACAACTTGATGATGATATTAGTAAAATGTAAAAGTATCCAAGGACTATATTGTTATTGAAGCGGAAACACTTCTAATCCGCCTTTCAATAAAGTATTTGTCTTATGTTATAAAAACTCAACAGCACAATTATTAATTGCTGTTCGACCTCCATATTTTCATTCGATTGTTCAAAGTATTGCATATTTCCTTACCCCTCATTGTCAGATTCTTCACGAGGATGCTTTCTATTACTCCTGATACAGACACATTAAATTTCATCATACGTTGGGTTAGACATGAAGCATTTTCCATCTTACGCATCAAAGGTTTTGTACAATAATCAATGGCTATGTAGTTGTTAAAATATATACTAATTAGGCGAAATCGCTCCACATCTTTAAAATAGATTGTTCGATATGTTCTCTTGCGCTGTTCGTAAATGTCAAGCCTATCGTCATGGATTATCAAAAATGGTATATGAGTAGTTATTTTATACAAAGTCATCATAAACATAAGCATTCCGCCACAACCAAAAAACACCATGCTTCCTATACCGCCAAATACTTTTGTTGGCCATGAGGTATTAGCATCATGGAGTATGAAATATCCACCTACAGCAAAAGCGAAACAACCAACAGTCAGAAGAATATTCTTCCAAAGGCTATGGTATATTCGTATCTCTTTTATATTTTTATCGGTTTGTTTCATTTTTTTATATCGCTTTATTGTGATTACATAAAGTACATTATTTAAGCAACAAAGTTTGTACTTTCTTACTATAAGAACGAGTGTAAATTAGAATTATTGCAATGCTTGCAATAAAAAGTAGCCAAATTAAACAGAAAGTATATTTTGCATTGAAGCGGAATCCCTCCTAATCTGCCTTTCCAGATAAAGCCTTTGTCTTGCGCCCAACCAACGTAGGACAATGGCTTTTCTTTTTTCAGCGGTATGCTCCGTCTTCAGCACCTCCATCGCTTCGCTATTTGCACCTTTGGCTTTTGCAATCTCTCAGGCGTGAGAGTTAATAACGAAAGGTAGCCAATCCCGATTTTCAAAGGAGTAAGGCGTGGCGCACCGCCTTTCCTGCACTTTGTGCATCTTTCCTATGCTGTTATCTTGATAGCTCGTTCCACCGTCCCTGTCATTGTCTGTGGAGTAATTGGCTTTTTGTTCGCCACCAAAATGACAAGTATTCATATTCGCCTTTTCTCATCCGTTCCACACTCTCATTAGTGAATGAACTCCGATACTGCTGATGTTCATTTTTGTAGCCACAAGCACATCCACCTTTCTGCTTGCCTTAAAGATAGGTATCTGTCTGCCACGATTTCATCATGAAAGAGGTAGCCATCCCATCCTATGATGATAACAAAGATTGCACAATCCAGTCTACCGGTCTTCTTCTTTTATTATTCCGGAGTAATATTCTGAAGTGGTGTTCTTTGTACCAAATCATTTTATTTGTTCGACGTGAAGCACTTACCAAATGTAATGCTTATGATTTTTCCTTTGCAAAGTTAGCGCAAGCGGCATTCTGAAAGGGTCGCGCTCCACGCTTATCCTAAGATTTTTTCAAAAGTTTTTGGGGCAGGTTTGCCTCAGTCCAAAATCTTTCAAGCCCTGAAGGATGAAATAATCTTGGCTATCCCTTGCATTAAAATGCCTTCTCCTTGCTGCTCCTTGTATGCACGTAAAAATTACAAAAGCACTTCGGTGCTTCACTTTTAAGTCGAACAAATAAAATTTTAAAGATTATGGTACACACCACTTTTAATTCAGAATATCACTTCGGTAAAAGAAGTTCAAGACAGGTTGAATTGTCAAGCAATCTCTATCAGGTTGTCATCAATGGAGAGGATGGCGAGTATATCGAATATGAAATCGAGGCTGACAGCCATTCTGAGGCAAGCGCCAAGGCAGAAGCACTCGCTGCTGACAGCTTTATAGACATCAGCTATATAGAAGTCTATCTCATTCACTAATCAGATTGTTTCACTCTTAAAATAAGAAAGTTATGAATACTTCAAATGTCATTTTAGCAGCTAAAGCCAATTCCGGCAAGTCCACAAACAATGTATGGGTCGTTTACACAAGCGATAACAGCTCAGACAAGATGTATTGCACAAGTGCATACAAGGCTATGCGCCTCGCCTTCCTCCTTAAAAAGAGGTTGGGATTGAACATCTCTGATAATTGCCTCGCACGCCTCTCGCAAGAGATTGCAAAAGCCAAGGGAGCCACAGTTCCCACGGCGCAGGAGGTGCAGAAGCCGGAGCCAGCTCCAGTAGAGGAAAAGCCAAAGAAAAAGAGAGGGCGCAAGCCAAAGGCTGAAAAGGCTGCTTAGGCAGTCTTCCACTTCCGCCCGGCTCGAAGGAGTCGGGCTTTCTTCTGTCGCTGCTGCAAGATCGTAACAAGTCCGCACTTGCCTACACTCCATACTAAAGCCCTTTGTCCTTCGAGCCGTGCAGAGCAACGCTGCGGTTAGGTCTTTTCTTATACAGGCAAAGCCTGTTATCTTTGAAAACAAAAAGGTCATGCTGAAAATCAATTATAATCCTTCTCTCTACGTCTTCACTTGCAACATCCCATCGGAGATAGAAATATCTACTGATGCTGCATCGGTATATGTCACTATCGCATGTGGTCCTGACACTATCTTTGAAACTACGCTTTACCCTTACAACAATATCGCCATGCTCTATGATGCTCGCTCCATCATCGAGGGGCACATGCTGGATAAGCAACGTGTCTTCGCCAACTTCGTCATCACAGCGGACACAAAGACTGAAGAGACGACCACGCCAGAACGCCATTTCATTTACTCTCGTCTGAGCCTCGCCACAAATGCCATGGGCTTCGTACAGCTGTTCTTCCTCACCACACGCTCGATGTTCACCATTCCACGCAATTCGTTTCAGACTCTTTCGGCGTTTTACTTGCCTGATGTCACGCTGCAGGGCTACACCGAGTGCCTGGCTCTCTTCGATGGCGAGTCTACACCTCGCATGGTTCGCATCGAGGATGCTAAGGTGGACACCAAGAACACCACCTTGATACGTGACATTATAAGTCCTATTGCTATAGAAACCCGCATCGGCAGCAAGTGCCGACTGCTCCAGTTCACCGTTCATCGTGGCTTTCTTGCCAAGACGTTCTATGTCACTGACCGCACGCCGAACCTCACGCTACTCGTGCGCAACGAGTTCAACTGCGATGAATACATACATCTCACTTGCGTCACCAAGAGCAAGCTCGACCTCGACCGTTCCACTGCCACCTCACTCGGTGTTACCACCTTCTATGATGACAAGTCAGCCTACGAGTATGATGTGGAGTCCTCGATGCTTACCCTCGAGGAAGCCAAGCACTTCTCCCAGCTCCTCCTTTCTCGCTATGTCAACATCGTTGAGATAGGTGGTGCCCTGGCACCCATCACCATCACTGACATAAACAGTGAAATCTCCGATGCCGACAACGCCACGAACAGCATCAAGTTCAAGTACAAGTACAGCAGCCATCATTTCCCAATCACCATTGACTATGGCAACAACATCTTCGATGATCCTTTCTACCGCACCTTCGATTAATCCACATCACTATGCAATCCATCCACATCACCACCCTCCGCAAAATACTCTCCAGTCCCGAACCCATCGACATCCGTCTATGGACTCGCAGCGGTGAAATCCAGTCCTGGCACCGCTGCATCTCCCTCAAATATGATTTCTATAAAGGCACAAGAAGAATGAAGCTGCTGGACTCTAATGAAATCCGGCAGCTTCGCGATGTGTGTATATTTGAGGTGAATGGGATTGAGGTGTATATGTAGTGTGTCACAAGAAGTATCTTTTTTTTGTAACAAGATCAACATTTGTGTTTGCATGGCTGATATTGTATATTTGTGGTTTTATAGAATATGTATCGGGCATTTTTTAGTTAAACATTGCTACTTTTCTAAGCCTTTTCTTTGTTTTGTCACAAAAAGTTGCTAATTTTGTGACAAAATTAAGGTTAGACATGGAAAGTATAGCTCATAAAATTGAAAACAGGATAAAGGGATTTGGTAGGGGAAAGATTTTCTTTGCCGATGACTTCCTTGATTTGGGCTCTTCTGATGCTATCCGACAGACTTTGCTTAGGCTTACAAAAAGCGGGGTAATTATTCGTGTGGCACAGGGCATTTACTGTTATCCCGAAATTGACGAAACTTTGGGATTGGGGGTGATTTATCCTACTGACATCCAAATTGCTGAAGCCTTGGCTGAACGCTCTCATTCCAAAATTGTCCCCACTGGCGACTATGCGCTGAATGTTCTTGGACTTTCTACACAGGTTCCATTGAATAGTGTTTTCCTCACAAATGGAAAGTCGCGCAGAATATCAGTGTCAGGGAATAGATCTATCACATTTAAGAATACGGCTCCACGCAACTTGGCTTTTACGAACCGACTTGCCATGTTGGTTAATTCTGCTCTAAAGTCGATAAAGAACGTCAATGTTACCACTAAACAGACGGATCATATTTACTACTTATTGAGACAGGAGAAGAAAGAAGATGTGCTTGTCGACTTGAAACTGATGCCTGTATGGATTAGAAAAATTGTACAAAACGCTTATGAATAAATTCTTTGAACTTTCGTTTGACGACCAACGACGTGTGCTTCAACAAGCATCTGCACGATGTGGGTTGCCTCCACAGGCTATAGAGAAGGACTTGTGGGTTTCTAATATTCTGCAAATCGTTTTCGACTTGCCTTTTGCTGATAAACTCATCTTCAAAGGTGGCACATCTTTGAGCAAGGTCTGGCATCTTATTGAGCGTTTCTCTGAAGACATTGATTTGGCTGTCGACCGCTCTTTGTTTGGGTTCGAGGGCGACTTGACGAAGAAGCAGATAAAGAAACTGCGCAAGGCTTCTTCGCTATTTGTCAAAGACACGTTTTGCCCGGCATTGCAGGAGGCTGTCGAGAAATATGGTTTGCAGGACTTTTGCAAAATCGAGTCTGAGCCAGACGGTGAGGGCGATAGCACATATCCAGAACCGAGAAAGATTTTCGTGAGGTATAAGAGTGCTTGGGCTGAGCCGTCTGAATACCTTTCGCCAATAGTGATGTTGGAGATTGGAGCAAGGTCTTTGCTGGAGCCAAACGAGCAAACACATATCAACAGTATGGTCGAGGGCGTGTTTCCTACCATACAGACAACAATTGTCGATAGCAAGGTGGCAACGGCTCTTGCAAGCAAGACTTTCCTTGAAAAGGTATTCCTCTTGCACGAGTTATTTTCCGTAGAGGGACGTGGTGTCATTGCCGACCGCAAGTCAAGACATCTTTATGACCTCTCTCGTATGATGGACAAAGACTTTGCTTTGGCTGCCATAAAGGATGATGAACTGTGGGAATCCATTCGTCATCATCGCGAGATATTCACAAGCATTAGTGGTATGGACTACACACCAGACATCCGTCGTCGCGACGTTCTCGTTCCTCGTGAGGATATACGCAGCGCATGGGAGGCTGACTATAAAAGTATGTGCTCTTCCATGATTTTCGGAGAGAAACCTTCTTTCATTGAACTCATTGAGAATATGAAAGTGCTTGAAGATAGATTCCACAGGTTTTGAAATGTGACAAGAAATGAAAAAATGCAATAATTCATGCAATATATTCAAAATCTACCGTTTATTTTAAGTAGTACAATTAAACGTAAAATGAAAAAGACTTTAAACCTTTTATTCCTGCTACTTGCAGTTTTCGCTATTTCAAGTTGCAGCAGCGATGATGACGAGAAAAAAGATTCCGTCAAGGAGATAACAATATATGTTTCTTCTGAAACGGGTGAAAGTTACGGATTTAACTCTACCCCAGAGGAATGTATGCTTGTAAAGTTTGATAATCCAAATGGTGAATGGGAACATCTTGGTCTATATCGTATCGAGGGTTTCACTTATGTAAAAGGGCATGAGTATGAATTGCGGGTAAAGATGACTACACTTGCCAATCCGCTCGCTGACGGCTATAGCCACAAATATTTGCTCGTCAAAATTGTTCAAGACAAACTCGTCAAAGAGACGGAACCTCCAACCGACAATAGTGTAAAGTCAGAAAGCGACATTGAGTATCAGGAGCTGTGTCCGTACAACAAATACGAGACAGAAGACAACTATATCGTAGATGGCGAAGGAAATATCTATAAAGGCAATGGGTGGCCAAAGCCTTCTTATGAACATAGCAGGATATACATAGAAAATGTTCTGGATAAAGGCGATGACAACTGGGTCAAATTCAATAGCATCCCATATCAGGCGTATCGTTCATACGTCATTTCTCCGCTGACAGACGATATAAGAATGGTGTATAATGAGGATGACGGCCCGTTGTTTAAGGATGTAATACCGGAAAGCGAATTTGAGTATATTACAAAAAAGATGAACTCAGGCGAGAAACTGCAGTATTTTCTCATCTTGGCCAATGTATACAAAAAAGGACTCCAGAAATTGAAATTTACAATTACGAAACAATGAAACGCTGTTTGTACGAATAATGTGCCATAACAAATAAGTGATTATGAAAAAGCGTTTCCTCTTACCAATCGCTTTTCTGATGGTTACGACATTATCTGCCCAGCCATTGGCTCCAAGAAGTTGTGCTGATGTCTGCCAAAAGGATGCACTTATAACTGCCGCAAGGAGTGTCGCCAATACCTTTGGTCCTGCATACGTTCCGTTTTTCAAAGGTGCTGAAATATCTGAAATGCGGATTTTCCAAAAGGACGACTATGGTGACAATCATCGCAAAATAAGAAAACAGTTTGGAAAAGCGTATTATGAAGTGGTTTTTACTTATGACAGCACGGCTGTCAGATTTGCATTTGACTATGCTGCCAAGGTCAGGATATGGAAAGATACTGGCGAACCATTGGATGTGATTTTTGGCAATGGCATGGGAAGAAACTTTCTCTTTAAAAGTTTCAGAAAACAAACAAGACAAAACAAAAAGAGAAAGAAAGCAACGGCACATTCGATAGAGCAAGTCCCTTTGCAAACAGAGAAGACACCTGAAAACATTTGGAAGATAAAAATCGAATGAAACTGTTGGATTAAGACAGATATCTACAGTTTTCAATGCGAATCCCTACTTACTGCCAAGCCATCTTTTCACATTCATTATGGCTCTGTTCTGTTCGCCTCCGGTGTGGTCTTTCACAATCTTTCTGCTATCTTCTTGCACAGCTTCATAAAGAACCAACAGATGAAAATTTGATGGCTCAATAAGTTGTTCCATGATAAGTGGTATTATCTGTTTCCCCATGGATTTCAAATAGTGGAACTCGGGTAACTTTGAATACGAATATGTATTTGAGCTCAAGAGCATTTCACGATTATGGGTTATTGCGTAATTCCATTTGTAAAGCAAAAAGGAGAAACATGTTTTTATGCTATCAGGGGCTTGTGCAGCCAGTTCCTTGACTTTGTGCTTTTCCTCCGTTGTCAATGTTGGCGTGTCAAATTTAGTAGATGTAGCCATCTCGTTCATACTATGATCTAACAAGTTCGGACTCGTTATCAAAAACCATTGATTGCTTTCCCAATATTGATACTCTCCTTGTTTTTGTTCTTCGCCCTCAAAAGTTACCTTGGCTTCTCCATCAAGGAATGGAGTGGCATAAGAAAAAACAGGTGGTATTACGATAACGCCACAAGTGTCGGCAAACCCCACTTTGCCATTTTTCCCAATAATTCTAAACAAGCCATCACTAACGCAGTCTGGACCATTGTCTATCTTATATACCTCAAACAACTCCTTTCCATGGTTGTCTATACCGATGATTTTACCTTTTCTATTACCTACAAAACCGATGGACGTTATAGTGTCTGTAAACGCTATTGTGTATTTCTTGCTCTTCACTATTGTTTTCCCATCAGAGTTTTTGTAACAGATGTGTTTCTCATTATCGCATTTATAAATAGATTGTGCGTCTACTCTCTGAAAGTGTATCAGAAATAGAAGAATGAGGGTTGTAAAAAGAGCGATTGAGAGAATAGGTGATATTATCTTTTTCATTTTGTCTAAAATTATTAGTTAATCATATATTAAACCCAGATGGTTTAATGGAATAACGTTATTTTAGAACTTTTCGTATAAACCACGATTGATTTTCACGCATTAAAGATTAGCCTTTTAATATAAAAGCATATAATTCCTAAGGAATTAAGAATTAGCCTTGTCTTTTCCCCACCTCCCTTTCGCTCATATCTTTGCCCTAAAAAAACAAGATATGAGCGATTTTTCATTTATCCCACCGACATCAGTTGTCACCATTCCCGGCACCCACGCCTCCGCAGCTTTCACCTCCAAAACAAGTGAAGTCTTCAAGGAGGAGCACAACATCGCACCAATCATCATCAAAGACAAGATGAAGTACATCCCATGGGGAGGTGACAACCAGATGCCGTACAACATCATTGACCTCATCGAGTCTGACGAGACAATGAGCACTTGCCAGATGTTCAATGCTGAAGTCTGCTATGGCAGCGGACTTGTCTATGACACAGGGCTTGCCACCGCACAAGTAAAGTCACAAGTGGATGACTTTATGCTGGACAACGACCTCGCAAGTTACTTCCTCGGCGTGTGCCAGGACTTCAAGCACTTCGGATTCTGCGTCAGCGTGATCATCCTCAATGAGGATGCCAGTCGCATTGTCCGCATCGTGCGCAAACAGGCGTGCTATGTCCGCTTTGCTCCTGCCGACAAGTCGGGTATGATACCTTATATCCTCTATGCCAACTGGCGTAATACGGTCAGTCCGGAGGACATCGAGCGTATCGAACTTCTCAATCCACAGTCGCCATTCACCGACCTTCAGAACAGAGGGAAGAAAATCAAGAAGTTCGCTGTCATCAGCCGTATTCCTACACCCGACAATACGTATTATCCAATACCGTACTACGCAGCTTTATTCAAAGGAAAGTGGTTCAACATCAAGCAGCTCATTGGCATCGCTAAGGAAGCGAAGCTCAGAAACTCTGCGCCCATAAAGTACCACATCGAGATTGCCAACTCGTTTTGGAACAACATCTTCAAAGTCGAGGGCATAACTGACCGTGTCAAGCAGCAGGAGCGTGTCAACGAGGAGAAGGATAACATTATCAACTTCCTTACTGGCATGGAGAATAGTGGAAAAGTGCTTTTCTCCACTTTCTATGTTTCACCGAATGGTGAGGAGCAGCATGATGTGGTCATCAACAAGATCGAGACGGACAAAGAAGGTGGCGACTGGGCTACGGACATTGTCGAAGCCATCAACATGATGTGCTTCACCATGCGTGTACACTCCAACCTCGTAGGCTCGGTGCCAGGCAAGTCGCAGACCAATAACTCTGGCAGCGACAAGCGCGAGCTTTACACCATCGCCCAGGCTTTACAGAAGCCTTACCACGACCTTCTCTTCTCCGTTCACCGACTGATCATCCGTTTCAACAAGTGGACAGCGGTCAAGCCGGACTGCCCATTCATCCAGCTCACCACGCTTGATGAAAATAAGGACGCAAAGCAAGTTTCACTCAACAAACCCAAAGACAATGAGCTATCTGATAAATGACAACGACACTCTAAGAAAGTATGTTCCCAACACCCTCAAAGCGGTTGCTGGTGAACTTTCTCTTTTCGACAAGATACAGTATCACCTCTTACAGGCGGAGCAATGGCTTACCGACACTTTCGTTTCGTCCGACACGATGAGTCGCATCCGCACATACTCTGACAGCACACCGCTACTGCATTACTGCCGTATCATCACGGCTGCTGAGGCGATGCTGCACGCAGTGCCACAGCTCGACCTCATCCTTACGCCTAACGGCTTTGGAATCGTCAGCAATCAGAATGTGATACCGGCATCTAAGGAGCGCATCGAGAGGCTTCTTCTGTCTCTCGAAAAGCAGCGCGACGATGCGCTTGCCGTTATCCTCACCATGCTTCCGGATGCTCACCATTGGACAACTTCGGAGCAGTTCAATTACTTCGCTGCCACAATGTTTCCCACGCTCGACATCGTGCACCAACTGGGCTTCGCTGACCATATCTGGCTGCGATATCAGGACACTCGTGCCAAGTTGCTCACTATTGAGCACCGCCTCGAAACGGAGTTCTTCAGTCCGGAACTCATGGATATGCTTCGCACGGCCAACGCTCTCAACAAATGGGATATGACTCTCAACACCGCTCAATACAAACGGATGTATCAACGCATCTCAGCCATCGAGTTCTCCATCCTCCGCATCGGTGAATATCCGATACCAAGCATCATCGACATAGTGAACAGCATACGTTTAGCAAAGGGCAACGTATTCGCTGAATGGAAACAGTCAGACACCGCCAAACTCTTTGAAGACCATGGTTATAAAAATAAAAAGGAGTCAAGTGGGTATTTCTTCTGAAAAACTCCTCTGAAAACACAAGAAAAACGGCAAAAGTCCGTTATAAGTTTACATGAAACGCCAAAATGTAGACAATGATTGACTATATATTTTATAGAGTATATTGGGCATACAAAAAGAAAAGAGAGGCTGCAAAAATTCTTTGTCTATTGTACATGACAATGGTTTTAGCATTTCTCTTTTCCCCTATCGCATTATGTTTGTGCGAACTATTAAGAGACCCTTGGCGTAGAAATGATGGTTATTTATTATCCATTTATTTACTAATTGTTATATTATATTCGTATTTAAGATTCTTCCCCACAAAAAGAATACTTTCATTGGATAAAAAGTTTGATAAAAACAATTATAATCACTTGATTCCCGACTGGAGTTTCTTTTTGATTCTTCCATTATCTATTGCTTGGGGAATCTCTGCCTATATCCTGTTGGTAAAGTTTTTAATAAATCCCTTTGCTCTGAGAGGAATTGTGTACAATATACTTTGATAAAATCATATAATTAACGGCTATGTTCTACAAACAAATTACAGATAAATTCAAAAAAGAAGCGGATAAAAGAAAACTGACTAAATCCAATATGTGTACATGGTTAATTATTGTCCTGTTAGCCATATATATACGCTTTATGGGGACTTTTCTAACCATGTTTAGCGATTGGTGGAATTTGTTAAGTTTTAGTGTTGTCTATCTAATCGTAATACTATTGATTTATTTGCTTGAGAAAAGCATAGAATATATCAGAGCCATAATAATTTCCGCAATAGTATTTCTGTGTGCTTGGAATACTATATATCTGTATGCGTATTGCAATCGAAACACAGATAAAGCCATCCATGCTACTGTCTCTTTGAATGGATATGGAACACGTCCCGTCCCTAAGGTTCTGTTTACTTACAAGGGATATAAATTTGAGAAAGTCGTAAATCTAAAGGATGTTATATCTAAATATGGTGATAATTTAAGAAATATATGTGAACTTGAATTATCTTTGAGTGAAGTTGATGCCTTGCCAATTTTTTATTATATCAACTACATTGATGTAGTAAAGAAAGAAAAAACAAACGACAAGTATAAAACAGATGCTAACGATTAACTGAAAACATAGCAATGTGTCTTTTCCCCCATACAATGCTTCCGTACATTCGCAGTATGGAAGTATTTTTCGATTTATCCCTCCCCAAGTCGTGGGCGGACTTGTCCGACCCGCAACTCCTCTTTTTCTTCCGCCAACTTGCCACCGACAAGTCTATGGCGGAAATCCAAGCACTATGCCTGTGCCAATGGGCAAACGTCCTTGTGCGTTGCCGCTTGTACGGCAGCGTTTACCTCGTCCAACACGGCAAGCAGCAAGCCACGCTGACCTTGCGCCAGTTCGTCTGCGCCATCACCGCCCTTGACTTCCTTAAATCATTCCTACATACGCCTCTACCAACGCATCTCTGCCATTGAGTTCTCTATCCTCCGCATCGGTGAATACCCGATACCAAGCATCATCGACATCGTGAACAGCATACGTTTAGCCAAGGGCAACGTATTCGCTGAATGGAAAAACTCCGACACCGCCAAACTCTTTGAAGACCATGGATAAAAAAAAGGAGTGTGGAGGGTATTTCTTCTAAAAAAGTTGTATTTTTGTGGCAGTTCTACAATGATTAAGTAAAATCGCAAAAAAGATTATGATTAAGTATTTCTATTTCATATTGCTGTCTCTTCTTGTCAGTTGTTCTTCAACAGGCATTAAACTGGTTGATGAATACTATATATATCCTCCAGACGAATACTATGATTCATATTACTTGAAATGCAAATTATCAAGCGATAATGACCCTGTAATAGATAGCGTGCATATAGTTTATTGGAATGATTCAACCATAATAATTGAACGAAAAGCAAAACTTGACAATTGGATTATTAATGCTTTCGACAATAAATTAAAATATCGCAATAACGATACGGTAGTTGGACCAGTTTCTACATCATATATAAAGCGTTTGCAATCAAAGACAGGATTGTGTGGCACGGTAGTTGGACCAGTTTCTACATCATATATAAAGGTATTTATGGAAAATAAAAAGTTCAAAAAACTTGTTTTTGAATAGCGTATTAAAATAAGGAGGAGAGCAGTGGATATTCATCCTGAAAAAGTTGCATTTTTCATGTAATATTCAAAGAGGTTGTGCGTTTTATAATAAAACCATTAAATATATAACAAATGAAAGAGAGACTATTTGCAACCATGTTGCTTTTTACTTGCATCTTGTCTTTAGCTTCATGCAGCAAAGACGATGGTGATTGGGATGCCATGAAATGGGAAAAGAACAATTATGAAGAAGCACTGACACCAAGTTTTGGCAAGGCTATTGGCGTGCCAAAGTCTGGCGGTACATATACTTTCAAATGCAAGAATTACAAGAATTTTTGGATTGAATACGTTAATGAGTCGGTGGGTGATAAAACCATTAAAAACGTTCCTTCGTATGATGACAAACCTTATTCCGAAGTTAAAGGCAGCTATACATCTTCAAAGGTGGAAGGAAATACGCTCACTGTTACATTTGCGCCTAACGAAACACAGGATGGACGTTATGTTCGTGTAGCCGTTTCTGCAGGTGATATTTTTGACAAAATCATGTTTGTGCAGAAACCAGAATAAACAATTTGTCTTTTCCCCAACCCAAATGCTTCCGTACTTTCGCAGTATGGAAGCATTTTCACACTTTGATTTTTCATTATATAACGAGATTGATTCTTCTAAAAAAACGACCTCAAACATTTGCTCGTTAAGAAAAAAGTGTTATCTTTGGCGCATTAAAAACCATAAAATCATTCACTTATGAAGAAACTATTTTTCATCATCTTCCTCATGGCTTTCTCGTTTGCGATAACGGCAAACGCCAAGAAACCCAAAGTCGTATGGCCTAAGGCAGTGCTGACTCTTAAAGACGGTACTGTACTCAACGGCTATTTGCAGAACGACATCCACTTCATGAAAAAATACATCTATTTCAGTGAAACACAAAATGGTAAGGATGTAAAATACAAAATCGTAGACATTAAATCCCTTGAGGTGGATAATGCTCTCCAGGATGGCAAGAAACGCACTTTCATCCTTATAGATGAAGACCCTACATTCCAATATTTGGCAACTGTCATTTACAAGGGTAAACATGTCACTGGCTATATGGAACCATTTGCTTTTGACAATTCCACCCACAGCAGGTCGTTTACTGGTATATGGACAAATATTACCGTTTATTTAGACTGTAGGGCATATCACTATATGGTTGATAGCGGCAAGCATGTTTACTATTGGATGTTATTTGAGGATAAAAAAATTAATTCCAAAAGAGAAAAATATTCTCAAAAGAAACTGTTGAAAAAGATAAAGGATAAATTCAAGGACTATCCTGCCGTCGCTGAAGAAGTGGAAAAGAGAGGACTCACTGCTGAGCAAATCCACGAGGACCCTACCATTCTTCTTGAAATCCTTGACAAGAGTCTGCAATAATCTTTTGTCTTTTCCCCCATACAAATGCTTCCGTACTTTCGCAGTATGGAAGCATTTTTCAATTTATCCCTACCCACAGATTGGCAGTCATTATCTGACAGCCAATTCCAATATTTCTTCACGCAGCTCTCGCATGATCTGCCAATGGAAGAAATACTCACTCTCTGTCTGTTCAAATGGGCAGACCTAAGAGTGTTGTGCAAGACGCATGACGGCAGCTATCTCGTAAAGCACCGCCAAGCGTCCAAGCAGGAGGCTACGCTCACCATCAGACAAATGCAAGCAGCCACGGCTTCATTGGACTTCTTACGACAATTCGCACCATTGCCGGTTCGCATCACTAAAATCGGAAGAGCCACAGCCATCGCCGCCGACTTCCAGAGCGTGCCATTCTCGACATTCATCTCTGCCGACAACTATTATCAAGGCTTTCTCCACACCAAGAATGAGGCTTTGCTTAGCCAACTCGCCACGCTTCTGTACCCAAAGGTCAAGTCGCGACACCTGACAACACCGCTTTTGCTCAACGCTTTCTATTGGTTCTCGTCGCTGAAACATTACTTCGCCCGACTGTTTCCGCACTTCCTGCAGCCGATGTCAGCCGACGAACAGAACCTACTTGGCTACGCACCGCCCATCGGCGAGGTGCTACGGACAGCAATGAATGCACAGATCCGTGCGCTCACTGGTGGAGACATCACCAAAGAGGAAGCGGTGCTCTCGATGGACACATGGCGAGCACTCACAGAACTCGACGCTAAGGCTAAAGAAGTAGAAGACATCAAACGACAAACGAAATGACAGACAAGAACATCAATTGGGATGCCACCGCCTTCTTCGCATCCCTTACAGAAACAAACAAGTTCGCCAAGACCCATGACTTTGTCTTCGCAAAGGTCAGCGGACTCGATGGCTTCGAGGAAGCCTTGCAGCAGCTGCAATCCGCCACGGCTATCATTGCCGTCAGCGACATAAGCCAAGGCTATATCGAGGTGAACAACAGTCCGCACACTCGAAGAGTGAAGACGGTCTTCCTCGCCATGCGCCACGCCATTGATGACATGGCAGCACGCCAGCTGTGCATGGACACCATGCGCGAGCTGTTCCGGCAGTTCATGAGCAAGCTCATCCTTGAAAAGACGAAGCAGGAGCAGCATAATATCTATCTCGATTCTCGTATCTCCTTTCAGGAAATCGACCAGTACTTCTTCTCTGGCTGCGCCTGTGCTTTCTTTCAAATAGCCGTTGACACTTATACCGATTTACGTTATGACCCTACAGAATGGCAATGACCCACAACTGCAAGAACGGGAGAAGTTCGTTCTTGCCTTCAACGATACGATGCTCAAAATATGGCGTGAGCAAATGACTCTCCTCGGTGTAATCGACACCGGACGTTTGCTTCACAGCCCCAAGTCCCTCCCTGTCCGTGCGGATGGTCGTTTCATTGAGTTAGGACTAAGCCAGTCCTTCCTCGAATATGGCCTTTGGCAGAACTTCGGTACTGGCAAGGAAATTCCAAGAGGTAATCATGGCGACATCGGCCGTGAACGCAAGCGCAAGAAGAAGCCCTGGTTCAGCCGTAAGTACTACGCTTCCGTCATGAACCTCCGTGACTTCCTCTCCGACAACATCGCTCATGAGTTCGTCGGTGTCGTCGCCCAGGCACTTGACGACAAGTATGTGCGCTATAATCACTAACAATGTCTTTTCTCCATCTAAAAGTCAGCCATACCTTTGCTAAAAACAAGCAAAAGTATGGCTGACATTTCATCTATCACATCTCTCATTACCTCATTTCGCAGCGAGACGCGCGAAGAGGCTATAACGCCCGAAGTTCTGGGCGCACTGTTGCAGAAAATCGCTGACCTTTTGGGCAAAGCTGCTCTGCAGACGGACGTGAGTCGCCTTGATAATTGGCGCTTGAATCTTGCACGCATCGGCTATGTGCTGACATCGTTCACCATCGGCTCGGACGACCGCAACAACGTGTATTTCACATTGGGAAAGGCGAACCTCTCCACTGGCATCAACCAACTCGCACCCAATTCCATTCTCATCCGCCAAGCCACTACCGAGCGTGCCGGTGTCATGCGTGCGCAGCAGGTGCAGGACTTGAACAAATGCAAGGCTGATATCTCCAAGTATTTCTCTTCGCTCGCAAATATGGAGGAAACAATCTTGAACATTCAAAAGGGAATTGCATCCATCAGCCTCCGTGTTTCCAGAAACACCAAAGCAACCACTGTCAACGCTGAAGATATCCTAAAGATACAGACGGATATCAAGTCGCTTGCGTCGCAGATAAAATCGTTGCAAACTGAAATTCAGAAGTTTGCCACGATGAAACAGGCTACGCAGATGCACATTGAATGTATCATCACTGACAATACTCTTGTGATACAGGATGCCTACCGTTATATCCGGCAAGGGCTTACACCGGTCATTTTCCGACACTCGGTGCGTACAAGTCGCAAGCAGGAGGATGAAAACGGTGTGCGTGAGTATCTTCCACGGCGACGTGGCTGGAACCGCTTTTATGACGACCGAAAGATTAGTGTGAATAATGGCGACGAGATTTCTTTCCGACTGGATAAGGAGGGCGACCCGGACAATGGCAAGTATTTTACGAAGCCTAATGTGTTGTTCAGCGACTGCCGTGCTATCATCGACCCCGAAACGCAACAGCTTTTGGAAGTCCGCATTTACTTTGGCAAACGCTCATTTAACATTCTCGGTATCAACCGACATTTCCGCTTCGCCATCGGATTTTACAAGAAGTCTAAAGATTACGGTCCGTTCCAGTTCGGAGAACTCCGAACTAACCTCGCTGAGTTCAAGGTAATTGCAAGAGCTGATAGAGTTGATGGTAGCAACAATTACAAACTCACCTTCAATTTCAGTATGTAAACGAAAAGAGCCATGGTTTCTCCGCAAGGAGTCCACCACAGCTCGGATGCAAAATGGTGTTCGCGACACCACGCTGCCAAAGAGCAATGGTCCAATCGGCCACAACTCAATCGCGAAGATAACCACTTTATATAAACTCTCAAAAGACAATTCATTATGACAAAAGAAACTAAGGAAAACGTGCAGATTGTATCTGCCATAGCTATGCTCATCGGAGGATTCCTCCTCGCTGTCGCAGGATTCATCGTACCGCCCACCGGACAAATTCACGAGTCTGTCCTGGGTGTATTCGCAGAGTGTCTTATCTATGCCGGCTCAATCTTCGGTGTCACTATCTACATACAGACTAAGTATGCAGAACTACGCTCGTACCTTGATGACAAACTGAAACGGAAGGAGGAGAAGGATGCGCAAGATTGACCTCATCATCATCCATTGCTCTGCCACGCCTGAAGGCAAGGACTTCACCACGGCAGATATCGACCGCTGGCACCGGCAGCGAGGCTTTGCTTCCATCGGATATCACTTCGTCATCTACCGCGACGGCTCTGTGCATCATGGCAGACCGCTCGCACAAGTGGGAGCGCACTGCCAAGGGCACAACGCCCATTCCATAGGCATCTGCTATATCGGTGGTTTGACCGCCGACGGCAAACACCCTAAGGATTCTCGTACTGAAGAGCAAAAGTCCGCATTGGTGGCACTTCTTCGCAAACTCCGGGTGCAGTTCCCCAATGCCAAAATCCGAGGACATCGCGACTTCGCTGCCAAAGCGTGCCCATCATTCGATGCCACTGCTGAGTATGCCAACATCTAAACCCAACGATATGAAACATATCCTAATCCTTATTCTTTGTGCATTTGTACTGGCGTGCAAGAGCACAAAGACAGCATCATCATCCAATGAAAGTGAGCGAAACGCCGTTTCGCAAGCTCAATGGCGATCCGCTCAGAATCTTTCATTCGGTTCCCTAAAGAGGCTTACCGCCCTTTCATTCGATAGCTGCGTCTTCACATTCGGGGGTGTCGACACGTCGGCAACCCCTCAATGTTCCGACCTCAGCTATCCATCGGGCAAGCCCCTGTCCAATGACAAGGCAAAGCCTCCATCTTACCACGGCAAGCCTTCAGCTATAAGATACGGCAAGCCGTCCTCTCTCAGGCTCTACGGACTTCACCTTTCCCAAGAGGAAAAGGAGGAGTCCGCAGCTGCACAGCAGGTGGAAGACAGCATCGCAATAGCGAAGCAGTCTTCATCCGACAAGTCGCAGGAAATCATCAAGTCAAGGTCTTCAGTTCCCTTCACGGCAAAGCTCGCTATTGCCGTCCTGATGATGATAACGGCAGTAGCCGTCATTTTCTTTATCCGTCGCTATCTCGCCGGCAGACGACGACACTTCGGTCACAGGCTCCCGAATTCATTGCCTGGCAGCTCCGGCGGTGCATTGTTCGGTGGCGAGGACAAGCCATTGCATGGCTAAGTGAAATTGTGGGGTGTTCCATTGCGTTCCGTCGCTTTGGGCTTCTGTTGCAAAATAAGTATGCCACTTCCCTGATCCGTACCATGTCTCTTTTTCTCGGATGTGAGGAGGACAAATCGCCTGAAGTCGAATAGTCCTCCATACATTCGAGAAAAGTGCAAGCACACGAGTCACGGTACGGGGTAAGCAACATACACATTTCTCCACGGCAGCCCAAAGCCCCTCCACTTCATTACACGCCCCACAATTTCACGGCTACGCCAGTCCTCGCCACCGAACAATGCACCACCTACGCACATGATTGACGCATCACCCAGCCAAGCAACGCTTGCAGCGAGCTTGTCTGACCTCCTCGTCAATCATCAACACGCAAGCGTCATCCGTCTTCCACGTCATTTCATTCCGTCATTCTTCTCCACATCTGCGATGTCATTTGTTTTTTTAGCACATCGAAGATGTCTATCTATCATCATCAAAGGTGAAAAGTGTTGCACACCCTTCTCCTTTCTTAATAGGTACGGACACACGCTCCATTGCATTGCGCATAAGTCCGTGCAGCTTCGCTCTATTGTTTATCATTTCGCTTCGCTCAATCTTCTCTTCTTCAGCCGAAAGGCAGTGGCTCTCCACTCCCGTGTCCGTCCGTTATGCGCCACATCCTTTCGTCCACTGTTGCGAAAGGATATTGCGCTACATTCCATTACGTTATCATTCCGGAGTTTCTCTATGACTCTGCGAGCCATGGAGAAGTCCTACATTACCACTTCATTACATTCCACTTCATATCCATTCGCTTCGGGTAAGGCAGTGCCTTCTGTTTCCTATAAGGCGATGCCTTCATGGTTTGGTAAAGCGATGCTTTCTATTGTCTGTCAATGCGAGAAAGCCGTCTGACTAATGGCAATCAAGATTGCTATAAGTCTGACAGCACTCTCGCTTATTCAAATAGGTATGGCAGAGGTATGGGATAGAAAAGGTAGTGCGCCTAATGTCGGGCAAGACCGACAGGCGCATTACCTTTTTATCCCTCACCACTGCCGCATTACCGCCCGATGGGTCGGGCGTGGCATGGTGGCTCGCTTGGTGTGGTGGGCGGTGGTTCAGTAGCACGAAAGAGCGCAGTATGAAGCCGAAACCTTCGTTTTTTCTCACATATATTGCAACATCCGAAAGCCATTGATGCCCATCTGATACCCAATAGCCTTTCGTGGCAAGGCAAGACCCTCGGTTTGCTCGACTTGGAGGCTTAAAGTGCCGAAAATAGAGCGTTTGACGCATCCGAAACCCTATATTGTGCCGAAACCCGATGCTTTGCCGAAACCTTTTGCTCGTTTCAGCCTTATTTGTTCAAGTCGAAACCCTATATCGTGCCGAAAACTCGGTGTTCTTCCGAAACCTTTTGCTTGTTTCTGCCTTATTTGCTCAAGCCGAAACCCTATGTCGTGCCGAAACTCTGTGCTTTGCCGAAACCTTTTGCTTATTTCAGCCTTATTTGCTCAAGGCGAAACCCTATATCGTGCCGAAAACTCGGTGTTCTTCCGAAACCTTTTGCTTGTTTCAGCCTTATTTGTTCAAGTCGAAACCTTCGTTTTTCGTGGAACTTGGAGCGGTTGTGCATCAGCGTGAAACCTCGGCTCGCTTTTGTCATCAGCGAAACTTGCAAGCCTTTTTCGTCACTTTCTGCCTTTTCGCCTTTTGGCGCAACTAAGGCGGTTTTGCGTATGCGAGAAACTAAATATTAACATTTGTTTACATATTCCGCAAAGGTCGGGCGGTCGTAGCCGTCAGCAAGGACAGGGCGGTCGGGGGGTCTTTATCAAGACGGGTTAAGGGAAAATCCCTTAACAATCCCTTAACGGCTTGATACACAAGCCTTTCGTTTTTCTATCGCTTAAATTTCGTCGGTTTTTGTCGGCGCCAGCGTGCCTAAATCGGGCGAAACTGCCTTATTTCTCGTCTTTTGAGTGGTGTTTGAGCGGTGTTATTTTTGCGTATCATTAAACCAATAAAATTGAAAGACGTATGTCGAATATAAACACCAATGCGACCGTTACGCTCACTGTAAACGGAAAACAGGCGGAAGATATGCTCCTGAAACTGAAATCTCAGGCTGCAAACCTCGAAAAAGCCATTGAGAAAGCGGCAGCAGCAGGAAACAAACAGCAGCTCACGAAGCTAAAGCGTGAACTGAAGGAAACTAATCGCCAAATCTCGCAGATAGAAAATGCAGCGAAAGGGGTAGAGCATGTTCTGCAACGACTCGATGAAACTTCGCCAAAGGAACTGAACCGCACGTTGGCACAGCTGAAGCGTAACCTTAATGGGCTTGAACGGGGAAGCGAAGAGTGGAACAGACAATGTGAGGCGATAAAGCGTGTAAAAGCGGAGATTGCCAAAGTGAACTCGCAACTGCGAGAGAATGAGAGCCTGTGGGAACGGATGAACCGAAAGCTGAACGACTGGCAGACAGCTCTTGCCGGCATTGCTGCTGCCATCACGGGTATCATCATGGCAGGACGCTCAGCGGTAAACGCTTTTGCGGACATGGACCAGGAGATGGCGAATGTGCGCAAGTTTACCGGAATGAACGCTTCGGAGGTGGAGCAGCTGAATGAGGACTTCCAGAAGATTGACACCAGAACGGGGCGTGAGGAATTGAATAAGTTGGCGCAGGAGGCGGGTCGATTGGGCAAAACTTCGCAGGAGGATGTCTTGGGCTTCGTGAAAGCTGCCGACCAAATCAATGTGGCTTTGGACGACCTCGGTGATGGGGCTACGCTTACATTGAGTAAACTTACCAACATCTTCGGTGACGAGGAACGCCTCGGCACGGAGAAGGCTCTGCTTGCCGTGGGTTCCGTTATTAATGAGTTGTCACAGAACTGCACGGCTTCTGCTCCTTATCTCGCAAACTTTACACAGCGCATGGCTGGCGTTGGTGCACAGGCGAAGATGACTATTCCGGAAATAATGGGCTTCGCTGCGGTGCTGGATAGCCAGGGACAGGCGGTGGAGATGTCGGCAACGGCGGTTTCCAAAGTCATTATGGATATGTTCAAGGAGAACGACAAAATCATCAAGGCTACGGGACTTAATGCTAAGGAGTTCAACGAAACGCTGAAGAAGAGTACTAACGAGGGACTTCTCATGTTGCTGGATCGTCTACACGAACTCGGCAACATCGACGTACTGGCACCAGTCTTCAAGGACATGGGCGAGAACGGTGCCCGTGCTGCGCAGGTGATTTCGGCTCTTGCTGGCAACCTCGATATGGTGCGGTGGGAGCAGGAGGAAGCTACTAAGGCTTTTGCGGAGGGTACGTCTGTCACGAATGAGTTCAATGTGCAGAATACTACGGTGCAGGCAGGACTTGACAAGGCTCGCAAGGGCGTGACGGAGATGGCGGTGGCACTTGGTGAGCAGCTGCAGCCGATAATGAAGCATGTCATCTCTTCCACCACTTTGTTGTTGAAGTTCATGTCTACTTCAATAACGTTCATCAAGGAGAACGCTTTTACTTTGGCTTCGCTGACTGCTGCTTTCATTGCCTATAAGATTGCGGTGAACGCTTCAAACATCGCTTTCAAGGCGCATTATGCGTGGCTCGTTATCTGCAAGACGGCAACGGCTGCGTACAAAACTACGGTGGCTACTTTACATGCTGCGCACTTGCTTCTGCAGATGGGGCTCGCAAAACTGCAGGGCAACTGGGTACGTCAGTCATGGCTGATGTCGGACCTCAAAAAGCAGGGCGCTCTGCTCGCATCGGGCTATGGTGCGATAGCTGCCGGAGCCATTGCTCTCGGTGTGGTTCTGTATAAGTTATACAAGAAGATGACGGAGGTGTCGCAAGCAGAAAAGGATTTGCAGGAGATACGCAAGCGTGGGCAAGAGGGCATCATCGACGAGAAGAACAAGATTGATGCGCTTATTGCTGTGGCTCGCGATGAAAAGCAGTCGCTGAAGGACAGACACACGGCGATTGATGCGCTCAACAAGATTATTCCGAACTATAATGCCCAGTTGGATGATACCACGGGCAAGTATAAGGAGAACAAGAAGGCTCTTGATGATTACTTGAAGTCGTTGACTCGCAAGTATGAGATTGAGGGTGCCAAGGATAAGTTGCGTGATATCGGAAAGCAGCGTGTCGACCTTAATCTGGAAAAGCAGAGGCTGGAGCGTGTCGTTGCCATGGATGAGATGGAGGCAAGGACGGAAACGGTTATGCCGGGTCAGGAGGGAAAGGTGGTGCAGTTGGGTGTCAACTCGTTGCGTGCCTCGAACAGACGTGCGCTTGCCAAGACGAAGGAGGACCTGGCGGAACTCGACCAGCGTGAGGCGAACATCTTAGGCATATATGGCGAAGACATCAAGAAGGAGGCACTCAATGACGCGAAGAAAGAACAGAAGCAGGAACAGCAGACGCAGAACCCTCCATACACGCCTCCTAAGACGGACAAGAAGACGAAGACGGAGGATGTGCTGAAACCGCAGAAGGACTGGAAGACCAGGGAGCAGGCTCTCAACCGCATTGCGTATGCCAAAGGTGAGAAGGACTTCGAGGAGTACACGAACCGCATGACGGAGATTGATATGGAGTACAATCAGAAGGTCATGGCTAATGGCAAAGCTACGAGTGAACAGAAGCTGGAAGCGGAAGCATCATACTATGAGGCAAAGAAGAAACTCGCTGATGACAAGAACACGCAATCGGCTAAGCAGGAGAACGACTATTACAATGAGCTTGTTGCTACGGAGAAACAGCGGTACATTGATGGAAAGGTAGACCAAAAGACGTTTGATGATGCGCTTGAACTCATGGAGTTGGAGCATCTGCGCCGTTTGACGAAGGTCTACACGGACGGATCTAAGGAGCAACTGCAAGCGCAGAAGAATTATCAGAATAAGCTCGTTGAAAACCAAAAGCGTAATCAGAAGACCATAGAGGACAACGAGAAGAAGCATCAGAAGGAGCTTGCCAAAATCAAAGAGGACTACTTCGGGGATAACAAGTCGGAGAAGAAGGAGAAATACACCAAAGATAGTGCTGCCCTCGATGAGGTTTTCAAACAGGAGATAAAGGCTGCTGGCAACGACGCAAAAGAGAAGCTGCGTATCGAGGAAGCGTATCAAAAGGCAAAGGTGGCATTGGCGAAGAAGTACGGCCAGGAGTATAACGACACGAGCAAGAATTTTCTTCAAAACATGACGGAGGACATCACGGAGTGGCTGAACTCGGACCTCGGACAGGCGGTACAGGGTTCTTTCGACACGCTAACGTCGGGCATGTCTTCAATATTTTCGGGCATGACCTCGCTCATTCAAGCGGAACTGGAGATACAGACTGCTGCCATAGAGAAGCGGTATGACAAGGAGATATCGCAAGCGGAGGGCAACAACTACAAGGTGAAGAAGCTCGAGGAGCAGAAGCAGAAGGAGCTGGCAAAGAAAAAGAACGAGGCTAACAAAAAGATGTTTGCCATGCAGGTAATTCAAGCGGTGGCGCAGACGGCACAGAACGCCATCTCGGCGTATGGCTCGGCAGCGGCAATTCCGCTTGTGGGTTACATCCTGGCACCAGTGGCTGCTGCAATGGCGGTGGCAGCTGGAGCTATTCAGATTGCTGCAATCAAAAAGCAGCAGCAAGCGAGTGAAAGCCAGGGCTATGCCAAGGGTGGCTTCACTCCGAAAGGTTCCAAGTTCCAAGAGGTGGGCGTGGTTCATGCCGGGGAATGGGTGGCTTCGCAGGAGATGCTTGCCAACCCGGTTGCGCGTCCTATCATCAACGCCCTGGACTATGCACAGCGGACTAACACGATCGGATCCTTACGAGCCGATGATGTGAGCCGGACTATTGCGCCAGTAGCATATAGCACGCCACAACAGCAACAGCCTATCATCGTGCAGCAGCAGCCGGACGGACTGGCTACGGCTGCAATCGTGCAGAATACAAAGGCTATGCAGAGTTATGCTGATACGATGAAGCAGTTGCAACAGAGGTTGAGCGAGCCGTTTGTCACGGTGAACACGGTCACGGGTGACACTGGCATCAAGCAAGCGCAGGACGAGTATGACACACTAATCCGTAACAAGACACCAAAGAGTAGGAGAAAGTGAGTAACCTCTGGTTAATGGTGAGCCTCGCCAATTGTCATTACATACATAGCAATAAATAAGAATATTAGGAGCAAAATCCATGTGGCAAGCGATATGTATGATAAAGTGGCAAGTGTTCGTCTTGCAGACTTACCTTTCACATATCTACTTAAAATATACAGTACGACACTACTTGCAATAAGAAATATGAGCAAGTGTGGAAAATCGAAATTCCAATAGTCAATAAAGACAAGACTTGCAACAAAAAGTGTCAAACTTGCGAATATTATAATTAGTGTATGTTTCATTTTGCAAAAGTAATAAAAATGGAAATAATAATCAATGGCAAACAAGCTTTTTTGAAGAAGAACACTTCGTTTGACTTCATCTTCGAGAACCGTCTGTTTACGGGTAGTGACAGCTACACCTTGACAATTACGTTTCCACTAAAGGGATGTGCACGGAACATAGCCATCTTCGGGCACATCCACAGAGCGGATGTTATCAAGTCGAAGGTGGTGTTTGACTGCGACATACGTGACGATGCCTTTCTGAAGTCTGGCTCCATAACTATCACGGAGATTTCTGACGTGGAGGTGAAGACACAGTTTCTGGAGGGGCGCAGCGAGCAGAACTTTAACGAAACGTTTGACGATATCTATCTCAATGAAATGGATTTGGGATATCCTACCAAGCGCGATAATCTTATAGCAGCAGAAGCGTTCAAGCCATATCCAACGAACAACTGGGTGCCGTTGCCGTGGGTAAACAACTATTCCGGCAATCTGCAAAATGCTGTTACTACATCTGTCCATTTCATCACTGGCTTCGAGAATGTCAAAAGTACTCTTTCGTTCCAGCCATACTTATTGTATATCTTGAAGCGTATTTGTTCGCAATTGGGGTATGAGGCGAACTTTGCTGAACTGGAGCAATCGCAATATAAATATCTCTTGATTTGCAATACGCTTCCGGCTGCATGGGCTGCGTGGAACTTTGCCATTGCATTGCCTCATTGGACATTGAACGAGTTTTTTGAGCATCTTGAAAACTTCCTTTTCGGAGATTTTGATATCAACCATAAGGCTAAGCGCATCGAGTTTCATTTCTCTAATAGTCTGGCAAAATCGGCAGGAGAGGTAATCTTAAACAAGGTCTTGGACTCTTACACAACAGAGGTGTCGCAAGAAGATGAAAGCAAGTACATCGCTTCGGCTAACTTGAAATACGCTGATAATGATGCGCTTCTGTGGTCATATTACTCGTGCGACTGGTTTATAAGAGCCAACAAGTCAAAGGCTTTGGTCTATGATACATTTCGGGAATTGATTGACAAGGCAATGACGTTGAAGATTAGCGGTTATTACAAGTCTACGGGGCATAGCGGACATGGATACAGCGAGTCTTTCAGCCGTGGCTATCCAGTTGGAAGTGACGGAAACAGACTGTTTTATTGCAAGGAGATTGATACCTATTTTATAATGTACTGCTACAAATCAGAATTTGTCAGCAAGCATAATGGCATGAAGTGGTACAAGTATTATAACCGTCTGATGCCTGTAAATCAGTTCGGAGATTATTTTGTTGATAATGATGCTGACGATATTGAACTGAAAATCGTTCCTGCATGGATAGAGGGTACTGACGACAAGTATGGCAATTGTATGTTTCTCGACTGCGGAGAGTTGGGCAGTAGAGAAACATGGACTATATCGGAAGACGGTACAGGCTCTTCCGGCTCTGCATCTTCTGGCATCTACATAGGACAAAGACCGAACAATGAAGGGCAATTATCATCGGTACGCTATCACGATGATGTCGACTATGATGCAGGAGACTTGGCACAAGGCACTGCAAGCTATGTGATTGGCAAAGGAGAAACCGAGAAGTCATCTGCATACTTTGATGTTATATATGTCGGCTTTTGGAGTGGACATTATCTTTTCGGCGGTAATCAGCCACATCCTATAATAGATAAGGTGGAGGTTACTGACTCGTTTGGGTATAACAGAACTCAATTCACCTTGCGATTGAAAGACGGCATAGCCAATTCTATGCGCTTGTCAATGCACAAGATTGATGGAAAGCAGAAGTTCCATTTCTCTTTCCTCTCTGACACAATACCTAATCCTCGTGCATTGTTCTACATACGTGGACAGAGGTATATATGCGAAAAAATAACTGCCACTTTCCATGAGTCTGGAAAGTCGCAGTTACTAAAGGGAATATTCTATCGTGTCTTAGCTGATTGAACGCTGCAAGGCTGTGGCATGGCGCTCGATGGTGGAGCGCAGCACCTTGGCATAAATCTGTGTGGTCTTGATGTCCTGGTGCCCAAGCATACGAGCCACATTCTCTATAGGCACATCGTGAGCCAATGCCATCGTAGCGAAGGAGTGGCGAGCCACGTGGAAAGTCAACTTCTGCCTGAAGTGCAGCTCCATCTGTATCACATGAAGGTAGTCGTTGGCTTTCTGGTTGCTTATCTTAGGCAGTTGGTAGTCGTACTTCTCAAGCACCTTCATCGCAGGAGAGAGGATAGGAGTGAAGAACTTCGTATCGGTCTTGATACGGCTACCATCGATGTAGTACATCTTGCCCTCCTTCTTCGTCATGCTCTCGAAGTCGAAGGTCTGTGTGTCGCAGAACGACAGACCGGTGTAGGCTGCGAAGATGAAGAGGTCACGAACCCTGGCAAGTTTGCCCTCGAACTTGTAGTTGCGCATGAGCTTCAGTTCAAGTTCGGTGAGCGGTTCACGCTCACGGCACTTGCCTCGCTTCAACGTCACCACTTGATAAGGATCCTGTGGGATTTCGCCCATCTGATAAAGTTGGCGAACCCACTTGTGGATTTTCTTGTGGTAGCCGTAACACGTCACATCGGTACGGGTGCCATCATGCAGCCAGTTGTCAAAGGCGATGATGTTCTTCGGAGTCAAGTCGCCATAGGTATTGAGTTTACCGAATGTGCGCACGGTTTCAATGGCACAAATCTTGTGCTTGCGTGTACCTTCGCGCAAATCTTCATTGGCGAGAGCTTCCTCCATAAAGTCGAGAAAGTTCTTTTCACTTTTCTCCGGCTCTTTGGATTTCTCCTCTTTCACTTCCACCTTTGGCTTCTTTTCTTCGCCATTAAAGTGATACATGAAATTGTCGTAGGTACGCTCTTCATCAAGAACGTCCATCGCAGCAATGATTTTCTTACACTTCGCTACCAGAGCTTGTGTTTCGGGCGAAGCTGCTGCTGCTTGCCAGTCGTCGGGTGAATACTTGCCAATCATAATGTATTTACGAGTGGCACGTCCAAGATAAACTTGCACTTCCAAAAATCCGTAACCCCTCTTCTCGGAGTTTTTTCTACGGTCGAAGACGACCTCTACCAATTCCTTCTTCATCGTTAAAGTAGGTTTTAGTACAGCGGACAAATAAGTGGAGAAGATGAGAATAATGGGAGTTTAACAATTTTTAATTGGTAGTTTTACCAATTCCAGCTATTTAGTGGCTGAAAGTGTCACACGTTTTTAGAAAGTGTCACACATTTCAGAAAAGTGTCACACAAAGTGTCACACATTTATGTATCGTTGTAAGCGTATCCGCGATGCAGCCTTTTTTTTAATCATTATGCTTGTTACCTTTGC